CAATTAATTGCTATGATGGCAAATGGTGGTATTGCTGTAAATCTTGACGGTCAAAGAGTTAATGCTGCTTTATCTACAACAATGTTAAAATCTGGTGGATTTGGACAAGCAACAACTAGAGCTTGATACTATTTATAATCAATGGCAAATAGTAATACATACGCTGAAGGATACGGTAATGCTGGTACGCAAATTACCACATATGATAATATTCAGGGAGCTGGATTAAGACTACCAGTTCCAACCCAAGACTTCATCAATATTAGATCCCCCGGTAAAATTGAAAGAATATTTACAACCGCCGGAAATAGCACTGTATTATATAATCAAAACAAACCACAAGATCTATATCTAAAAGGTCCAATGGCTAGTCAGATGTTTATATACAAAAACATTGAAGAAGGCCAACGAAACAAAGTTACTACAGTATTTCAAGCATCAAGACAAGACGGCACAAGAGTAAGAAAATTTCTAGGAAGCTCTGCTGGTACTCGTTTTATATTAAAACAACTTGTATTACAAGGATTTCAACCATTTGATGAAACCAAAGTATACAATCCAGCTTCTCCAATTATAGCTGCTTTAAGATTAGCTTCTTTTGGATTGGTTGATAGACCCACAAGACATCTTGATACTAGCAATATAGTTGGTGGATTATTAGGCGGAAGTGGATTAGGTTCCATAGCTAGAACAGTTGGTGGTTTATTTGATGGAGGCGGACCAGCCGTACCATCTCCCCCAAGAAGTAGTGTGGCTAGTGGAGCCAGTGGCGGATTTGGGGTTTCAACATTTACATCTTTATTGGGAGGAGCAGATAACTCGGATAGAGTAGTAGCTCCTCTAGCTAGACCAGATGTAAGAGATTTATTGAGAGGTCAAACTGCTACAAACGCTTATAACGCTCCTAGATATAGTAAATTAGTATCCGCTGGAGGAGGGAGATTCTTTAAAAAATTGTTAGGAGCAGCAGGCAGTTTCTTACAAAATAATACTTTATTGGGTGGTATTGTACCTTCCAAACAACCATGGAAAGCTAATTATCGTGCAGACGAACAAACATATGATTTGTATCTAAATGCTGGTGCGTTGTTTGACGATTCTGGTATTACCCCAACGAAAAGTGGCGGCATTTTAAGTGGATTGAAGAAAACATTGGGTATAGGAACAAATCAAAAATTCACTGGATTAAAGGTAAAACAAAGATTTTATCATGGAACTACCAATCCGTCTTCGATGCTTAGAAACGATTTTTATATAAAAACATATGGAAATCAAGAACAACAAAAATCAGTTGGTGTTGTTACATTTCAAGGAAGTGTCAATTCTAGTAACGTAAATCCAGTGCCAAGTTCTGATTTTCAAGATCAAGCACTTAATAGATTTAAAGGCGAGGTTAAAGTAGATGGGGTACCTACGATTAGATTAAAATACACTGATGTAGTTAAAGCTGACAGAGACACAGGTACGTTTATAGAACAAAGTGATCAGTTATTAAACTATAAAGTGTTGATTGAAAACTCAAAACTTTTACCCGATACATTTAGTGACGAAACTAAGACTCCAACCGATTTAATTACTGCTAATTTAAATAAAGTTATAGATAATATAGCTGGTGCATCTGCTAATCGTTTATATGATATTGGTTTCGTTGGTAAGAAAAATGTTAAACCATTGCAATTTGCTAAATATGACATTAATGGTGTTGGTATGGATTATCTAAAAGACGTAAAGACTACATACACTGATAAGTTTAGCACTGATCCAAATCAACTAAACTTTCCAACAAGATTGGGAAGAAAAGCTGGTAAAGATAGATTTATACAACCAACCCACAACGTTGATTATGTAAACTCATTGGATGTATTAAATCAAGCTCAATTTGATAAGCAATATGGAGATGGATCTGATTATAAAGGTTTTGGTCCTGATATCATTAAGTTTTATTTCTATGATATTGTCAATCAAAAATATATACCGTTTAGCGCAACTGTAAAGGGTATACAAGATAGTAATACAGCTGAATGGGAACCAATAGAATACTTAGGCAGACCAGATAAACTATATTACTATAAAGGATTTACCCGAGAAGTAAGTTTCAACTTTACAGTAAATGCACATAGTGTCAAAGAATTGATGCCTATGTGGTCAAGAATAAACTATTTGACTAGTTTGACAAAACCAGCTAATTACACTGAAGCTGCGACCGGTGGTTTTATGGTTCCTCCGATGGTACAATTAACGCTTGGGGATTTTTACAAAAATCACTTTGTTATTATTAAGAGTTGTAATGTCAATATACCAGACGATGCTTCTTGGGAGACAATTCCTGAGAATATGAGTTCTCCAAACGATATATGGAGTTGGGGATCCAATAGAGCATATAAGTGGGCTGGTAAAGACAATTTATTAAGCCCTAGAGGCGATAAAGATAGTTCTCTTGGCAGATTTGCACAATTTCCAAGAACGGCTGACATTAGCATTCAAATGGCAGTTATGGAAAAAGACAGACCAAAAGCAGGAAGATCTGCTTGGGGAAATGCTCCAGTTGCGATTGTTAACGGAGGAGACTTTTACGGAGCTGTTAATAGAAATAACGTGAATCGTGTCAGAGATTATAATTTCTCTACCAACATAAGGTACGATACAGATTTAGAAGCGTTTTCTGCTGCTACTCAACAACTAACCGGTCAACAACCAACTGTTACAGTACAACAACCAAATAACCCATGAGATACCAATTTACTCCAGTAGAAAAAAGATGGGATGGTAAAAACGTTTATAAAACTACATATTATCCAGATATACCTGAGTCGTATGATGATTTTTACATTACCGTGAGTGAAACTGACTATTTAGATAGTATAGCTAAGAAATACTACGGCGATGAAAGTTTATGGTGGATAATTGCTAAAGCAAATAAATTGCCTGGATATCAATTATCAGTAGGAGTTAGTAGACAACTACGCATTCCTGCTAATGTTGCTAGTATACTAAATCAATTGAAGAACTTAAATTAATGTTATGGCACAAAACGGAGAAATTACAGACACAACTCCATTATGGTGGGAAATACAAAATATCCCAACTGAAGTTGTAAGAGAATTAAGAAGAAGAAGTAATACCAACAATATTGGTATGAACATTCCCACTCCATTTATCAACGCAACTTTTAATTTTGAACAGAACTATAAAGACTATAAAGGGCCAATGACCCCATGGGTCAGGGTATTTAGCAATGGAACTGGAAAGTCTATAAATGGAATGGTACCCAGAAGTGATTATTTAGATAAGTTTTATGTACCTGTAGATTATGATGGTTTTATATTAAAAGGCGGCGATGGATTTTTTGACGCATTTGGTTATGACACTGCAATTGGTTTTAAACAAACAAATGCTATAATAGGATATCAAGCAGATGGACGGCCACATTATATAGACGGTTTATATAGAACTCAAACATCTTATTCAAGCAGACAAAATGCAAAATTTCCGCAAAATAATGAAGTTTCTTCGATAGTTCCGCCTCCTGGAATAGTAAGTGTTAGTGTAAAACAAAATAAAGAATTTTTGACTTATGCCAGTATTAAGTTTAAATGTTATGGCATTGCACAACTTGAATATTTAACTCCGTTCTTTTTTACAGCTGGAATTAATCTCTTCGTTGAATTTGGTTGGAATCTTTTTAATCAAAAATCACTTGTTAATCTTGCTGATTTAAAAGAGTGTTGGGAGTTGGTATATAAACCACAAACTGCTTTGGATCGTTCAAATAAATCCAATGGTAATTATGGATGTGTAACTGGAATTATAACAAAGTATTCATTTACCACAACAGATGGATTTGTTTATGATTGTAATGTTGATATGACATCCAGACAAGGAATGTTTGCTGGAATGAGAACTGATAATAATGCTAAAATAGCAACAACCACTCCAGCAACAGCTAGTGATCAAAACAATACTGAATTTTTAGATTTAAGAACATTTGTACGTACTTATTTACCATCTATAAATGATGTAATGAGAGAAAGTCAAGTTATTTCTCCGAATGTAAATAATAGTCAAGCAAACTTTTTGAATTATATAGTCGATAAAATTAATATGATTCCAAAAAACAAAATTGAAAAAGATGCACTTGCGAATCAAGAACAGTTGGCTAAGAGCAAACAAAATGTACAAGCTGTGGTTACTACAAAATTTGCAGGAAGTAATTCTACTTTATTTTATGGCGGTAAACCTGAAGATAGAGTTTTTGCTGGAAGATTAGAAGAATATTATAGAGCTAAAAAGAAACCAGATGGAAAATCAGATGTTATAAATTATGGATCTGTAAAACCAGATGCACAAACATACACACAGTTATCATTTGTTGATGATAAAACAGATTTTGATGCAAAAGATGGCGCAACCGAAGTCTGGATGCAATTAGACTTTGTATTTGAATTGGTAAATCTATTCATGGCAAATTCAAATACAAAACAATTCTTGGTAGATATTAGTGATATAATCATAAGCGCACATCCGAATTTAATATCTTGTGACAAAAATGTATTGATACCAAATCCAATTTCTCCAAAAATAAACAGAGGAACTCCGTATAAAAAAGGTAATCCAAATAGCGGGTATCTTAAAGGAGACAATGCAGATGCTTTTTCTACAGTACAAAATGCATTTGCTGAGAAAATTTTTGGTGAGAGATTTGCTTATAATACAACATCTGGAAATGCATTTTTAAACCAACAACAAGATATTACGGTACCTCGTAATGATCAACTTGAACAAAAATATAAAAAAGCAGTTGATGAAGGAACTCTTACAGAATTTTATAGAGACTTAAAAATTGAAGAGAGTTTATACTTTGCTGCAAATGCTGCAAAAAAGACGTTTAAAACTAGTGGTAGATATAGAGATAATATTGATAGTGTGATCAATTATTTATATTATCATAGTGTAAATTCTAACAAAGAAGCATCAGCATCATTTCCATTTGCGGAAGATGTGCAAGTTATTCGACCAAACAAATTTGGACAGCCTACAAAAGTTCCATACAAGAAATATTACTTTGGATATTTGAAAAACATCTATATTAGTAAAACCAAATTGATTGATATTGTAAATTCCTCGGAAACCAAAAATTACAAACAATTTATTAACGCAATTCTAAATACTATAAATGACTCAACTGATGGTTTTTGGAAATTTGATATTGTAGAAGGAAAAGATCAAAATGGCAATTCTACACTATCTATAGTAGATAAAAACATGGTTAACTATGACATATTGCGTGAAGTATATATGTTTGAGTTGGGTAGAACAAACAATGTTATAAAGAGCATAAATTTCGATGTTAGTTTAACAAATGAACAAGCTATAAACGTTATGTTTGGTGGACAAAACTCAAAGAGTTTGAGAACCAATATAACTGATAAAATAAGTAAAGCTCAGAGTGTTGATCAACTAAACGCTGCTTTGAATGATTTGAACAATATACCATTTATGAAGTTTGTTGATAGAATGGATAAATTTCAACTTGGTTTAATGGTATCACAACAAAGTGGATCTATTGCTACTGCTAACACATTGGTGCCTGGTACTACATCTGGAATAGAAAATGACAATAATGCGATAGCTGATTTACAATCTTATGGACCAAAGGAAAAAAGTGGAGTGTTGTGTATTACAACGAAACAAGTATCAGGAACTTATATTGGAGGATTGAAGAGTGGAGTTGATTCAAAAGCATTCACGGAATTAGTAGATGATGTGAGAAATAGAAAGAATCATAAATATTTGTGTTTGCCATCTGATATGAAGGGTAAACTAACACAAATGATGAATGACGACGACTTTAAAAACAATAACGCAAAATACAGTGGGGTAGCTGATAATTTTACTGTAACAATAAAGTTTGATGGTATATTCTCATTTAGAAATTTACAAGTATTTGCGATAAGTAATCTTCCTAAGCCATATGTGCCTGGAAACGTTATATTTCAAATATTGGAAGTAGATCATGAAATAAGCAATGGTAAATGGGAAACTACTGTTAATGCGTTGGTTAGATGTATTGGATCTTCTAAACTAGAATATGTAGCTGTATGATATACGATACTCCAAATAGTGTTAAAAATATAGTAGGTCTTGGCAGCTTTGACTTTGCAAAGCCATCCACTTATATTCCCACTATAACACAAGACGACTATGATCGTGGTTATATTGACCGATTTTTTGTTGCTAGAATCAATTACTTTGATATTATTGAAACCAACTACAAAGACTATAACACAGCTAATACCAGTTATTTTATAAAAACCAAGATAGATTGGAAAATAACTGGGCCGGAGTTGAACACATATATTGGCAAAACTCTTCAAGAAACAGGCGTGGTTAATTACAATAACTTTAGAATTCGTGATGCTCAAGTATATATTCCAAATATTCAGATTGTTTTAAATAACCCAAAACAATTTTGGCGTGGATTTTAATCTTGACTCTATACAATTATAGTGTAGAGTAAGAGTGTGAAGTACAGTTCCAAAATCTATTTAAAACTAATAACTAAAGATAATAATTGTCATAATAAGAACAATTCGATTATCGCTGCATTTGTTTATGATTTTGGAACTCAACGTAAACATTACTATAACTTCACTCATGGAGATGTGATTGCAGATTCAACATTCGAAGATTTTAAGAAAGAAATAGAATCGAGGAAATACACGATATACGTAAATAATAAAAAAACTTATAAATACTGGTTGAATTGTAAACTAATAGATGTGAATTTATTTGGGTTCATAAAAAATAACGAAACAATTGAGGAGTGTTCTTCCACAACCAAAGATTATTTAAATAGATCACACCGTAATGTTAATGACTTTAACTTAATAGTTCCGTACATAAGTCATCAAGAATGTTTTGATGATGAAGTAGAATTAATATGTGATCTACACGAAGCTGATACAGATACTTACTGTTTTAAGTTTTTCAATGATATTATTACAGATACATTATTTGAAGTTGAAAAGAATGGTTTAAAAGTTGATGTAGATGTATTTAAACAACATTTTAAATCGCGTGTTTATGATGGATTTGTGTATACTAGCTATAACATTTACAATCCAACGGGTAGACCGAGTAATGCTTATGATAACATAAATTATGTAGCTTTAAAGAAAGATGATGGTTCACGTAATAGTTTTGTGTCGAGATATGGAGACAATGGTCATTTAATGATGATTGATTTTACTGGATTTCATCCACATATCGTGGCAAATTTGATTGATTATAAAGTTCCTGAAGAAGAGACCATTTATGAATATCTTGGAAAACAATACTTTAATGTAGACGAAGTTACATCGGATATTATTGCTAAGGCCAAGAAATTGACTATGGTTAATCTATATGGACAAATTTCTCAACAATACTGTGATATACCATATTTTGCTAAAGTAGAGACTTTAAAGAATAAGTACTGGGAAACTTTTCAGAAAAAGGGATATATAACTACTCCCATCTATAAAAGAAAGATATCAGACAAACACATTTTAGATCCAAACAAAAACAAATTGTTTGCATATATTATTCAAGCGGCTGAAACTGAACATGGAATCGATAGTTTGGGCAAATGTATTAAGTTTGTAAGCAATAAGAGAATAGTACCAATTCTGTATGTATATGATTCTATTGTATTTGACATACATAATGATGAAGATAGTCAGAACGTATTAGACTTAATTGAGATTTTCAAGAACAACCGGTTCAAAGTAAAGACTTATCGGGGAAATAATTACAATGATTTGAAATTAGTTAATTTATAAATATATTTATATCTATATTTATAATAGATGAACTTTAAATCACTGATTAACGATATTTGTTGTGACAGTCGCATTAAGAATGGTACTTTTGATTTTGAAAATCAAGAACATGTTTTTGTATTACAAGAATACCTTGAAAAGGTTGGGTACGATGTTAATTTTGTAGTTGATAAAACCGCTAAGTTATTTGAAGCTGGTAGATTCCCAGATAGACAAGCATATAACAAAGATGGTATACTCGTCACATTCCCAAGTAAAGAATATCGTGATCGTGCTGTAAATAAAGGTACTCATTTTGCTGAAAATCCTAAAAAAGCTCAAGCAAATATTTTTACAGAACCCCCTGCGGATATTAAATCAGGTAAAGATACAAAATCTGATGCGTCAAAAGAAGATGAAACTGTTCCGATTGATCAAGCACTGGATCGAAAGATAGTCGATACAGATCAAGATAAAAGAACGCCTAAAGAAAAACAATTAGATGCACTTGCAGTACAAGCTGTGTTAATTGGACAAACTCCTTTAGTAAATTATAGCGTAGATGAAGCTAAGAGATTTGGATTTTATAAAAAGGGATATAAGTGGTATGATGTAGAAGGTAACTTGATTGGGGAACAAGTATATGATGAATCAAGAAAAACCACGGTAATAAGAAAAATTATAAAAGAAGCCACTGCTCCAAAATATAACAATGAGTACTTTAAAATTGCAAAGGACAATCTATTTTATGAACCAGTAGCTGGAACTGATGACGCTGGAAAAGCTATATCACCAGAGCTTTATTTCCAAAAAGTTTTTGAAACAACCAATTTCAGTACATTTAAATTTCCAAGAGGAAGAGATATACAATTTACACTTGTTGACTTTGACAAATATCTATCCACAAACAATGTAAATTTAGTACCAGCTTCTACATATGTAAAAGTAAGAAGCTTATCTGATGAACGTTTAATTCAATATAACAAGACCGATATACAAACAATTGCTGTACTATCTACTTTGTATAAAAAATACAAAAATAAGTTCGTGTCTAAAGCTAATAGTGACATGGATAAATCGTGTCCTGCGAGAGAAATGGAAAATTACATAGGAGAAGAATTTAATACTCCTCAAGGATCGAAAAACGCAGTAGCTAAAAAGATTGCAGATAAGTTAAAAACTGGTAAATACAAAGAAATTAGTGCTCCGGTTAAAGCTATAGAAATATTGGGTTCTAGTGGATGTAAATTATCCGAAGAGTTTGCGGGTATATCAAAGATATCTAAAACAGATTTAATCATCAATGGCAACATAAAATGTAGTGCAAAAAAAGCTGGTGGAGCACAAATTGCATCTTCACAACATAAAGAATTAACTACTGTGATTTCTGCAGTATTAAAAGATTTTCCAGATATCAAAAACAAAATAGTTGCAAATATTACACAAACACTTGCTCAGTTGATGGAAAAATCGTTTTACTATGATCATGCAGCTGTTATCAATAAAAACTTGACAACATTATCAACTACTAATGATCAAAAGAAAACTAAAGACGCTATAAATAATTTAGTATCGTTAATCAAAAGTCCAGATGCAGTTAACGAAATTAACATAGAAGAAAAAGAAATGCATCAGATGTTGACCGAATTAAATAAGATTTTTACCGAAGATAAATACAAAAAAGCATTGTTGAGAGAATTCTCTACCGGTGAAAAAAGATTTGCCGCTGGGGAAAAATGTGTAGCTGATCACATTATGACATGGGACTGTCAAGGAGATTGCTTGATTTACACAGTAGATGAATTCATTGACGATAACTATAATAAAATTAAATTCGGTGTACGTGATAGAGGAAATGAACGTGGTGGATCACTTAGAATTGGTATTCTAAAAGAAGAATATGATGAAACTGACTATCTTTTATTGGAAAATCAAATAATAGAAGAAAGTTTAATGTCATTCATCAATAATTTAGGTGCTGAATTTAAAAACGTAGTACAAAACAGTTCGGAGTTTGTAAAAAATCTATCTGCATCCGCTAAGAGTGCATTAAATGTGTTCTATAACAAAATAAAAGAATTTTTCAAACGAATGGTTATAAAAATATCAATTACCGTTAAACAAATTTTAGATAAAGGGTTTGAGTATTTTGCAAATTATTTTGATATGGAGCCTGAAATTGACGGTAAATTTGAATTTGAAATACCATGATACAAAAACAATTGCTTTGTACATTCTCTAATAGTAGTCAATATACGGATGTATTGAATGAAATACCGCAACAATATAAATTGATTGATAACAAGATCTTTATATTTGCGAATGAAAATAATCTTCGGGAATTATATTTAACGTTCAACGTGGAAAAACGTGAACAAATCAATCGATACAAAGGTACTATTAGCATTCATCGTAAAAAGCAAACAAATACACTATATACGCTCAATGCAATGAATAAGTTGATTGCTGATGAAAACAATGGTGTATTTGATAAGAGCTTTCAATTAAATTGGGATTTATATAAAAACCGTATTATTTTAACCAATGAAATTGGTGTAAAAATAGTTCCATTAAAGTTGTTTTCTATCTCTGAAGTTTGATATATATTTTTGACTTGATTTCAGTCGATACATAGTGTAGACTCAGTTTCGAGTTGGTTATACAATCTGATTTGAGTGAACCAGACGAATTAATTAACTAATTAAACATTAAACATTAAATAATTATGGCATTAGATCTAAGTAAGTTGAAGAGCCGTTTGAGCTCTCTCTCAAACACAAATCAAAAATCTAACTTGATTTGGAAACCAAAGCCTGGAAAACAGGTAGTTCGTATTGTTCCGTACAAGTATGTACCTGAGAACCCATTCATCGAACTAAAGTTTCATTACAACATTAACAACAAGACATATCTATCTCCTGATAGTTTTGGTCGTCCAGATCCAATCGTTGAATTTGCTAACCGTCTGAAGAAGACTGGTTCAAAGGAAGATTGGCAGATGGGTCGTAAGATGGAACCAAAGATGCGTACCTTCGTACCAGTTATTGTTCGTGGTGAAGAAGGTGAAGGAGTTAAGTTCTGGGGATTCGGTAAGCAAGTTTATCAAGAACTTCTATCAATCATCAGTGATCCTGACTTCGGTGATATTACTGATCTAACCAATGGTCGTGATATTGTTGTAGAGTTCAAGACAGCTGAAGGTGGGGCTAGTTTCCCAGAAACCAGTATCCGAGTTAAACCAAACGTAAGTGTTGCAGTAGATCCTAAGAACGGTCAATTGCTTGACGCATTGAAGGCTCAAGTTAATATTTTGGATCTATTTGAAGAACTATCCTATAATGATCTAAAAGATGTTATGGATAAGTGGTTGAATCCAGAAGCATCTGCCACTGAGATTGCAGCTGAACCAACTACAAGTGGAGATGATGACGAAGCTCCGTTTACAGTTCCATCTACTACAGCAACAACAGCTACTGTCAAGCCAGTACAGTCACCAAGTACTGCTAAGGCTAAGGGTAAAGACAGTGTAGAACAAGCATTTGATGACTTGTTTAACTCCTAAAAAATAAAAATAAGCCGGTGGAGTTTTTATACCCCACCGGCTTTCTAGTTATATACGTTATGGCAAAAAAAAGTGTTAGTAAAGATACGGGTCAACGTGACGAGCTTATCGAAATGTTGGCAAATGAATTAAATAAAGCAAATAAAGACGGTGGAAAGATTGCTCATTTTCTAGATGAACAAGACAATCCATCTGAAATTACGGATTGGATTAGCACTGGTTCTTCTATTTTGGATTTGGCGATTAGTAATCGTCCTCACGGCGGATTGCCAGTTGGTAAAATGGTAGAATTTAATGGCCTTGAAGGTACTGGTAAAAGTTTGCTATCCGCACACGTTGTTGCCGACACTCAGAAGAAAGGTGGAGTTGCAGTAGTAATTGATACTGAAAATGCAGCTGCTCCTGAATTCTGGAGAAGTTTGGGTGTAGATCTATCCAAGTTACTATATGTTCAATGTGAAACCGTTGAAGATATTTTTGCTCAGATGGAACGAATGATTGCTATTGTTCGTAAGAGCAACAAGGATCGTATTCTAACAATCATTGTTGATTCTGTAGCAGCGGCATCAACTAAGGTAGAACTTGAGAGTGACCACGGTAAAGATGGTTATGCTACTGGTAAATCAATCATTATCAGTAAAGCAATGCGTAAGATTACCACTATGATTGGTCGTCAGAAGGTTCTTACTGTATTCACCAACCAATTACGTCAGAATCTAAATGCTATGGCATTTGGTGACAAGTATGTAGTTAGTGGTGGTAAGGCACTTGCTTATCACTGTAGTGTTCGTGTTCGTTTGAATAATACTGGTAAACTCAAAAAGGGTGAAGAAATTATTGGAAACGAATGTAAAGCAGTTGTTGTGAAGAATCGTATGGGTCCACCACAACGTCAAGCAAATTTTGATATTTATTTTGATTCTGGAATTGCGGATTATGGTTCTTGGATCAAGGTATTGAAGGAAAATAACTTGGTGAAACAAGGTGGTGCTTATTACACATACAAGAAGGACAATGGATCAGAATGGAAGTTTCAATCCAAAGACTTTGTAAACATTATGCAAAGTGACAAGGAATTGAGTGAAGAAATTTACTTGAAGATTTGTGACGCTGTAATTATGAAATACAAAGATCCTAATAGTCAGATCATTGACGATGCTGTAGTTGAAACAGAAGAAACTGCAGGCAACGAGGAATAATACATTAATTGTTTTCCACACAGTCATCTATATTAGACTGTGTGGAAAACTTTCATTCGACTAAGATTTATTTAATACAAACATTCGTTAAATGAGTAACTTTGACAACAAAGAAATGAAGAAGTTATTTTCTTTATTTCAAAACATAGAAAGCGATTCCGTCACCGGAGGACTTAAAAAATCACTTAATAGTGATGTCCTTTTGGTTGACGGATTGTAGTGAATACTTACATTAGAAGTTTTATGGCCATTCCGTCTCTCAATGAGGATGGATTGCATACAGGTGGTATTGCTGGTTTCTTGAAGAGTATTGGGTATGCAATTAAATTACTTTCTCCTACCCGAGTTATTATTGTATTTGATGGTAAAGGTGGTAGTCAGAAACGCAGAAAGATTTATCCAGCGTACAAAAATGGTAGAAAGACAGATATTAGACTCAATCGTAATTACGAAGAACTATCTTCATCTGAAATAGAATCTGTAAATTTTAAAAAAGAATTGATTCGTACTATAAATTATTTAGATACATTGCCTGTTACTGTAATGGCAATCGATCAAATAGAAGCAGACGATACAATTGCTTATTTAGCCACAGAAACTTTCAAGGACAGTAATGTAACAATTATGTCCACTGATAAAGACTTTTTACAATTGGCAAACGATAAAGTCAAAATTTGGAGTCCTGTCAAAAAGAGAATTTTTGGTTGTAAAGAAATCTTGGATGAATATGGTATTACATGCAGCAACTATATCTTGTATAGAGTTATGGAAGGCGATGTAAGTGATAATATACCTGGTTTAGATGGTGTAGGTTTAAAACGGGTAGTAAAATCATTTCCTTTCTTATCGGAAGAACGTCAATATGATCTAAATGAGATTTACAATTACGCGGAGAATAACAAGACTAAATATAAAGTATATCAGACTGTATTAGACAACAAGCTATTGCTTGAACGTAATTATAGTTTGATGCAGTTGAAAGATACGCAAGTGCAATCATTTACCCAGTTACGTATAGAAGAAATTATAAAATCTCCCGTGCGTAGAATTGATAAAATGAGCTTTTCTAAATTAATCACAGAGGACAAAATGTGGAATAATATCCCCAATTATCACATTTGGCTCAATGAGTGTTTCGGTAAATTAAATAGTTTCGTAGAATAAAAAACGTCGGTAAATAAAAGTTGAAGACCACTTAATTCAGTGGTATAGTAGAGTTATCTTATGGAAAACAAAAAAGCAATTGACTCATTAACAAAATACGGTCGTGACTTCCAAATCAAGTGTATTTCGTGCTTAATATCTGATCGTTCATTTATTGAACGTATTAACGATATTATCGAAGTAGATTTCTTTGAAAGTGATGCAAACAAGTGGGTTGTAAAAGAAAGTATTAAATATTTTAACGAATATAAAGATCTGCCAACGTTAACAGTCTTTAAAATTAAAGTTGATGATGTCAGCGATGAACTTCTCAAACGAAGTATCGTAGATAATCTCAAATTAGTTTATCAAAAAGTTAGCGATAACGATTTAAAGTTTGTTAAAGAACAGTTTTTGGAATTCTGTAAGAATCAAAAGCTAAAGAACGCTATCATTGAAAGTGCAGATCTATTAGCACTTGGTCAATACGAAAAGATTAAAAACGTAGTTGATCACGCAATGAAAGCTGGTATGGAACGTAATATCGGTCACGATTATACCGAAGACGTTGAAAAACGTATGAGTGTAATGAGTCGTAATTGTGTCAAGACCAATTGGACAGAAGTTGATACCATTATGGATGGCGGATTGGCAGCTGGCGAATTGGGCATTATTACAGCTTGTGCCGGTAGTGGTAAGAGTTGGGTGCTATCTAAGTTAGGCGCCGAAGCTATGAAGCAAGGTAAGAACGTAGTCCACTTCACTCTAGAATTGAATGAAAACTATGTGGGTCTTCGTTATGATGCTTGTTTTACCGGAATTGATTTCCAAAACATTCGTAACAATGTTGATATCGTAAAGCAGAAGATTGCTGATGTGCCTGGTAAGTTGAAGATCAAGTACTTCCCAATTAAAACTGTAAGTGCTTATAGCCTTAAGGCTCACTGTGAACGATTGGCAGTATTAGGTACCAAGGTAGATATGATTATTGTTGACTATGCTGACATTCTACGTCCATCGCAAAGTGAACGTAATAGTAACAGTTATAGTGAAGCCGGTGGTATTTATGAAGAACTACGTGGTGTAGCTGGCGAACTACAAGTTCCTATTTGGAGTGCTTCACAAAGTAATCGTGCTGCTATGGATGAAGATATCATTCAGGCCAACAATATTGCTGATAGTTATCGTAAGATTATGACTGCTGACTTCGTTATGAGTCTAAGTCGTAAAGTTAACGATAAACAAGCAAATACTGCACGATTCCACGTAATTAAGAATCGGTTTGGACCAGATGGTTTGACATTCCCAAGTAAAATGAACGCTGGTTGTGGTCATATCGAAATTTATGGCGAGAACAGCCGTGAGGGTATGAGTATCTTGAATGAAATGATGGATGGTGAAAATCAAGTCAAAAAGGCTCTAAAATCCAAGTGGAACGTCCATAACAACGATGACGAAGAATAATTTATAGTATGTAACACACAAAAAGCGTACAAATAAATTATTAAAAAAGTTATAATCTAAACACAAAATGAACTATCCTAAAGATAGTTATTTTTTACCCATATGAATAAAGAAATTTTTATAAAGAAAAGAAATGGTAACACTGAAAAGTTCAATGCAGACAAAATCAATAAGATTTTACAATGGGCTACGCAAGACATAAAAGGTGTCGGATTTGAAGAAGTAGCAATGAATGCACATTTGTCATTTTTTGATGGGATGACATCCAAAGACATTCACGCAATGTTAATAGAAGCTTCAGCAAACCTTATTACAGAAGAGAAGACAAATTATCAATTCGTAGCATCTCGTTTGTTGAATTATCAATTGAGAAAAAATGTTTGGGGTGGTAAAAATCCTCCTAAACTGCACGATCTAGTTAAAACTAATATTGATGCATTGGTCTATGACCCGTCTATTCTTGATTGGTATAGTAAACAAGAGTTTGATAAGTTAGATGAATACCTAAAGCATGATCGTGATTTTAATTTCACTTATGCCGGTATAAAACAGTTGTGTGATAAGTACTTGGTACAAAACAGAGTTACCAAAGTAATTTATGAAACTCCACAGTTTGCATATATGCTTATTGCAATGACATTCTTTAAGGACTATAAAGAAAACCGACTTGAATATGTAAAGAAGGCATATAACTACTTTAGTAAACATAAGATTAATCTACCCACGCCAATTATGGCGGGTGTAAGAACTCCTATGAAGAGTTATGCTAGTTGTTCTCTGTTCACTGTAGATGATGATCTTCGTAGTATTTTCAGCAACAATAGTGCTGTTGGATTTGCTACAGCTAGTCGATATGGTATTGGATTAAATCTATCCAGACTACGTGCTACAAATGCTCCTATTCGTAATGGCGAAGTTGTACACACAGGACCAATTCCATTTGCTAAAGCATTTGAATCCACTGTAAAGAGTTGTCACCAAAATGGTATTCGTGGTGGTAGTGCAACTGTAAACTTTGCTTGGTTTCATTATGATATTCTAGATATTCTTGTATTGAAGAACAATCAAGGTACTGATGATAACCGAGTTCGTAAGTTAGATTATTGCGTGGGTCTTGATAAACTAATTTTTGAACGTTTCTTGAAGAATCAAGACGTTACACTATTCAGTTATCACGAATGCTCTTCACTATGGAATACATTTGGATTAGAAGGATTCAAAGAAAAATATGAAAAGGCTGAAGCTAATAAGAACATTAAGTTCAAGAAGAAAGTACCTGCTCGTGAATTGATGGGACTATTAGCTAAAGAACGTCTTGAAACTGGACGTATTTATACAATGTTCGTGGATCACGCAAATGAACACGGTAGTTGGTTGGATCAAGTGGATACAAGCAATCTTTGCCTCGAAGTGCATCATCCATTGATTCCTATTTATGATGTTAATGATCAAAATGGAGAAATTGGAGTCTGTGTATTGGCAGCATTGAATTGGTTAGAAATTAAAGATGATACTGAAATGGAAAATGTTTGTGATATCATTGTCAGAATGTTGGATGCTTTGATTGATCATCAAGAATATTTCGTGCCAGGCGCAAAAAACTTTGCTACCAAACGTCGTAGTCTAGGTGTAGGTGTGAGTAACTTGGCGGCTCTATTGGCTAAAGAAGGATTAAAGTATTGGGATGCCAAAGCTCCAAACTTTGTAGCTCAATGGATGGAAAAGACAAGTTATTATCTAATCAAGGCCAGTGTTGAAATGGCAAAAGAGTTGGGTAAGTGTAATAAGTTTGATCGTACTAAATTTAGTCAAGGCATTCTTCCAATTGATACTTATAAGAGGGACGTTGATGAATTTATTACAGAACCTCTACATATGGATTGGGAAGCTCTAAGAGAAGAAATCAAGAAGTATGGTATGAGACATAGTACTCTTACAGCTTGTATGCCAGTAGAATCAAGTAGTGTAATTCAAAGTAGTACCAATGGCATTGAACCCCCACGTAGTGCTATTAGTTTCAAAGGAAGCAAGAGTAACATTTTGCCTGTAGTAGTTCCAAATATTGATAAGTACAAGGATAATTATACCTTTGCTTTTGATATGCCAAGTAATGAAGGATATTTAAAGGTAGCTGCTGCTATTCAGAAATTCACAGATATGAGTATCAGCACTAACACTTACTATATTCCTTCCCGTTATGAGAAGAATAAAGTGCCTGTAGAGGTTGTTATTAAAGATATTTTGTTGGCATACAAGTATGGATTGAAGAATCTATATTATGCCAATACAGATGACGGTGATAAACAAACAGCTATGGAAACAAAAACTGTTGAAACGAAACCAATTGTACAAGAATCCGATTGTGAAAGCGGAGCTTGTGCTTTATAATAAAAAAATACATATGAAAACTGTACTAAATAAGAAAAACATAGATCAGTTGCGCAACCCAATGTTCTTGGGAGAAGATCTATCGCTTCAGCGATATGATAAGATCAAATACCCAAAGTTTTATGATTTGTACGATCAACAACTGAATTTCTTTTGGCGACCCCAAGAGGTTTCGTTGGTGAAAGATATTAGCGATTACAAGAATCTTTCTGCTGAAGAACGATTTGTTTTTGACAGTAATTTAAAATTTCAAACTATGACTGATAGTATGTTGAGTCGTAGTATTCACGAACTAATGAAGCACGTTACAAATAGTGAATTGGAAATTTGCATGAATGCGTGGAGTTTCTTTGAAACTATTCACAGTAATAGTTATACATACATTCTTAACAATGTTTATCCAGATGCTACCAAGTTCTTTGATAGTGTCTTAGAAGACGAAGAAATTGTGAAACGTGCTAAAGCTATTAGTAAGAAGTATGACGAACTATTAGCACCATCGGATGACGTTAAACAACAATTATTTGATGCGGTATTGGCAACTCAAATTACTGAGGGGTTGATCTTCTATGTATCATTTGCTTGTAGTTTTTATTTTGGATATCGTGGAAAGATGGAGGGTAACAGTAAGATTATTAAGTTTATTAGCCGTGATGAAAATCTCCACGTTGCTATTACCCAAAATATTATGAAGAACTGGATTAATAACCCAGAAGAAGGATTCCAAGATATTGTTAAGAAGAACGAAGACAAGATATATGCTGCTTATGAAATGGCAGTAAATGCAGAAAAAGACTGGGCTGATTATTTATTCAGTAAAGGTAATCTAGTAGGTTTGACCAGTGAAAGTCTCAAACACTATGTTGAATGGTTGGCTAACAATCGTTTATCTAGTATGGGATACAAGAAACTATATCCCACAGCCAAGACAAATCCATTGGCTGGATGGTTGGATAGTTATTATGATAGTAAGAAGTTACAGGTAGCCCCCCAAGAAACTGAATTGAGCAGTTACGTTAAAGGTGTAGATAATACCATTAGCGAGGGCGCTTTTGATGACTTCAAACTATAAATAAAATTATAATTAGTTAAAAATGTGACGGGTACTTTAAATAGTATCCGTTTTTTATTATATTTATATTTATCTCTATTATGGAAATCATTTTTGCATATCTTGAAAAAATATTGGTAATAAGCGCCGCTGGTGGAGTGCTTTTTGGAGCATTTAAGTGGGTATTTACATTAAATAGGAATGTAAAAGAAATTTTAAAAGAAGTTAAGCCCAATTCTGGAACTTCTTTGAAAGATCAAGTTGCGAAGATTGAAAAACAGGTATGTTATGATAGTAATTTGATAAACACTATATGTAGAAGACAACGGTGGATATTGGATAATAGACCAGAGCCAATATTTGAATGTGACGTTGACGGTAAATGTACGTGGGTAAATGAAAAATATTGTCAATTATTAAAACACGATGTGGAATATTTCTTGGGTAATGGATGGAAAAACGGTATATACGGAGACGATTTAGAAATGGTTGAAAAAGAATGGGATAGAGCAATTAAAGATAAAAGAAGTAGTGTTAGTACACATAGAGTGGTTGATAGAGAAGGAACTATATATAACGTTAAAGTAGTAGCTACTAGAAATGATGGTTATGGGTATATAGGACATATTGAAGTATTAGACGATAAAAAAGATTAATAATTAGATACCCAACACTATTTATATGTATATTAATATGAAGTCTTCTAAAGAATTAGTCAATAAACTCGTAAAAGAAACACTAGAACAAAAGTACACCAATGCTTCGGCTTCTTGGAGTGATTTAATCGACGAATTATCCAAAGAAATCAAGAAGCCTATTGAACTAGATGATGCTGGTAACTATAATGTATGTGAATGTGAACCATATCACATTAGTATTAGACCAATTGTACACGGTATTTGTGATGTACAAGCATTCAAAGATTATAGTGACAGAACCAAGAAACTTTTTATGAAGTTTGAAGATGTCAAGAAATTCGTAAAAGAATATTTAACTTCAAAAGATTTAAATTATGTGGACAGTGCTTTATCTAAACCAGTAGATAATAGTAAAGATAAACAAGGCGGTACGTCAGCTGACAAAAAAGAAGATATGGAACATATGGTTGATTTCAAAGACAACTATAAAGTAATAAAAAATATCAAAGCTGAACCAATGAATAAAGAAATTGATAACCCAACCGAACCTATGCAAGTAGTTGGAAAGTTTCTTAAATCATCTGAATATAAGAGTGTTAATCCAAAATACACTCCTCCTACTCTACCAAAAGCTCTGCAAAAATTGGTTGTAAAGTATACTAAGGCTGGTAAAGCTAAAAAGAAGTAATTGACAATTTCTAGGTTTCGATGTACTATAAAAGTATATCTAAAAAAAGGATACATATGAAGAAATTAATTACTATCACAGCATTGAGTGCAACTTTAGCCTCTCAAACATTTGCTGGCGATAGAGAATGGGCTACGGTTGGTAAAGTATTGACCGGAGTTGCAGTAATTCACGTTATTGATAGAATTGTAAATCCCCCAACACAAGTTGTATATGTACAACCACAACCAGTGGTTTATGCACAGCCTGTAGTAGTACATCCTCAACCAGTAGTATATTATCAACCTGCTCCTGTTGTATATGTGCAACCACAACCAGCAGTAGTTGTATATGGTGGTTGGGGTCGCCCCGTATGTCATTATCATCATCACTGATAATATTATTTTAAAATAACCTAAACCACCAGTTACGGTGGTTTTTTTATTTTCTAGTTGACTTCTTATAAGTCTGTGGTAAGATGGTTTTACGGTAAGAAACACATATGAAAAATAAAAACTCACTAAATCTGGTTACTGGCAAGGACTTCAATATCAAGGCTTATCTTGACACTTGTGTAAATCTACGTCCATCTTCTTTGATTATGGATGATCTCAAGTGGAAGTATATGGTACGTAGTGCTATTCGTGGCAAGAACATTCTGCTTCTTGGTCCAACTGGTTGTGGCAAGACTCTAGCAGCGCAAACTGTTGCTAAGGCTATTGGTCGTGAAGATAACTTCTTCTATTTTAATTTGGGTGCTACGCAAGACGCTCGTAGTGCTTTGATTGGCAACACTCACTTTGATAAGAAGACTGGTACTCTATTTAAGGAGTCTAGTTTCATCAAGGCTATTCGTACCCCTAATGCCATCATTCTTCTTGATGAAATTAGTCGTAGTCATCACGATGGTGTTAATATTCTAATGACTGTTCTTGATGATCTCCAGCGTTATCTTCGTTTGGATGAAAAGGACGATTGTGAAGTCGTTAAGGTTGCTGAAGGTGTTACCTTTATCGCTACCGCTAACGTAGGTAACGAATATACCGCTACCCGTGTAATGGATCGTGCTCTACTTTCACGTTTTCCGGTTAAGATCGAAGTAACTCCGCTTGATAAGGACAGTGAGTTTAATCTTCTAAAGAACCGTTTCGATATTTCTACAGAAAATCATCTTGATATTCTCAAGGCTGTTTGTGAAATTGCGGAACATACACGTAAGCAGGTTAAGCAAGATGATAGCAAGCTAACCAATTTTATTCCCACTCGTTCAACAGTTGAAATTGCTGAACTTATTGTTGACGGATTTAATTTGCTTGAAATTGCGGAGTCAACCATTTATCCTAACTTCAGTGATGATGGAGGTGTAGATAGTGAACGTACTTATATTCGTCAGCTTGTACAGAAGTACATCAAGGTTGAATCTAAGGAAAAGCTATTTAATGATCCACTAAAGAGTGATCAGCCTCCTTTTTAATAACTAAATAAACAAACAAACTATTATGAGTAACTACAGTGATTTCTGGCTTAAAGACAACCATTATGAATGGGATTGGGAAGATGAGCTAGATGCGGCTATTGAAGAAGAATCAGATACAGATGCTACGGTTGATGCTGAGGATCGTCTCAGTGATACTACTGCTAGGTTGATTCGTCTATCTTCAGCTCGTCGTGCTGTTGCTAACTATGTTAGTATTCTGACGAACCAGAATATTCCTGTAGTATTCAATGATAGTGCTGTAAATTGTACTGATGGTAAGCTAGTCTATATCAGTAGCGATATTACCAAGAAGGATAATTTTGATGTGGCTGTCGGACTAGCCTTACACGAAGGCAGCCACATCAAATATTCTGATTTTGAATTGTTTAAGACTGTATGGATGAATGTTCCCCGTGACATTTATAACTATACTGAAAAGCTAAGCATTTCAAAAGATGAAGTGGGTAAGACTTGTCAGACTATTCTAAACTATGTAGAAGATCGTTTTATCGATTATACTGTACATCGTAATGCTCCTGGCTATCGTGGATACTACGATGCTTTGTACGACGAATACTTTAATAACAAAGTAATTAGTGATGCTTTGGATAGCGATATGTATCGTACACTAAGCATTGATTCTTATATGTACCGTATTATCAATCTTACAAATCCTAATACCAATCTTAAGGCTTTGCCTGGTTTGTACGACATTGCCAAAGAATTGGATCTTACCAATATTAGTCGTTTGACTACTCCAAAGGATCGGTTGAATGTTGCTTATAAGATTGCAGAAATTGTATTTAAAAATATCAATGAACACAATCAAAAGCAAACTGGGACTGGATTCGATCAAAATGATAGTGGTGTACCTGACGATTCTAATGGAATGCCCGGTGATGGTGAATCTGGTAAATCAACTGATGATGTACTTGGCGGTATTGAGTCTACTGTAACAAGTGATAACGCTGCTGTAACAAGTGATGTTGGTACAGATGCAAATGTCAGTAAGACTAAACAGAGCAAGATTGCTAAGAGTTTTGAGAAACAGAAAGACTTTCTTGCTGGTAAGATCAAAAAGAAAAAGGTTTCCAAACGTGAAAAGACGATGTTGGATGTTCTTGAAAAGAGTCAGATCGATCTTGTGCCTGTAGCTCAAGAGATGATGAAAGCTAGTGGATACATTGGAAGTGTAGAATGTATTTTGGTTAAGAATATGACCAAGGAACTTATTCTATCTGACGAATTTCCAATGAGCATTGGTGCTAACAATGAAGGTAGCCGTACTGAACTACAAAAGAATGTGGATGCTGGTATTGTTTTGGGTACAAAGCTAGGTCGTCGTCTTCAAATTCGCAACGAAATTAATATTGATAAGTTTACCCGTCGTAATTTGGGTAAGATTGATAAACGTTTGATGCATGAATTAGGATTTGAGACTGATACCAATATCTTTTACAGCACATTTACTAATAAGTATAAGAAAGTAAACTTCCATATTAGTGTAGATGCTAGTTCTAGTATGCGCGGACCAAAGTGGAATCGTACAATCAAGTTATGTGTAGCACTAGCAAAGGCTACATCTATGATTGATAATGTTGATCTTACTATTAGTTTTCGTACTACTATGAGCCACAATCCATACATTGTGGTTGCTTATAATTCTAAAGTAGACAAGTTTTCAAAGATTAAGAATTTGTTTTCTTATCTAATTCCAGTAAATACTACTCCTGAAGGATTGTGCTTTGAAGCACTAATGAAGTTTTTACCAAAGGCTGATACTAATACAAATAGTTATTTTGTTAATATTAGTGATGGTGAACCGTGTTTTTATTATAACAACACTTCAGCTGGTATTACATTTGCTTATCGTGACAAATCAGCTTGTGAACACACACGTACTCAAGTAAGAAAGATTAAGGAATCTGGTTATAATATTATTTCCTATTTCGTATCTGATTATGATAGTTTTGGTATAGAAGTGCTACGTCAGAACTTTAAAACGATGTATGGTAGTGATTCACATTTTATTAATGTGGAGAATCTTAATCAGATTGTTAAAACAGTCAATTGTAAGATGATGGAAGCTATTGACATATAATATAAAGATGGTATAATATATAAACAGGGAAATTTATCACAACATAAACAAGAAAGGATAAAATATGAAAAAGACAGACCGAAAGAATAAGACAAACCTAACAGTAACATGGCCTTCAAATATCTTTACTATTAAAGAGTTGAATGCTCAGAATCCAGACTTCGTAGAAATTACACTACGAGTTCGTATGAAGAAAGCAATTGATAGTAGTGAAATTACTGAGATTGGCGTTCTACATAATGGTAAAGGACGACCAACGTTAGTATTTGTGCATGGCACTCCTACTAAAGAACACATTGAAGAAGCGAAGAGTCGTCAAGTTATCTTGAAGAATCCTCCAACTGTCAATGTCATTAAAATCACAAACATTCCAACGGTTGTGGATATCTTTGACAGAAAGAGTGTTGAAACAAGTATTAATGTACAGAGTGGTATGTCTAATAATATTATTGGAGCTTAAGGTTTTGGAACATATGACCAAAGCGGATTGTACTTAAGCAATCCGCTTTTTTCTTTTGTATAGTAATTGATAATAGCTTTTGGGGCTTTTTCTTTTATTGTACGTATATATGCCGATGTCATATTCCAACTTCCATAATAAAGTGGTTCATCCATTTCACTATCTAATACCAAAAACTTAGTGGATGTTATTTCGAATATGTAAAACGTTTTATCTTTTAGATTGATTTTTTTAAATGCCATGATATACTAATTATAAATATGGATGCACTACAAGAATTTTTTGGAATTGAATCATTTGATTTCGAGACAAACAAAAAGAAACTCATAGATAATCTTAATTTTCTTAAATCAATGACTGTTGAAGAACAGACGTTTTATAAGAAATGGCAAGAAATTCAATCCTATGATGGATCTGTAAACAAGTTAAACGAAGTAAAAGCTAAAATTTGGACTCCAACCGATTTTAACGATGAAAATCTCACAATATCTGAAATAGAACAATGTAATCCAACGTTGGTTCATATTGACTCAAAACGAGACAATGAAGACTGGACATTGATTCGTATTTTTGGTCATACTATGTCGTTTGACCAAACTCCAGGCAGATTTCTTAAATTTCTCGTAACCGATGGAAATAAAGACAATCCCCGTTACATTGGCGCAATTAGTGTCTCAAGTGATGTAATTGCGATTAGTGATCGCGATTCTTATTTGGGATGGACTTCTGACAACAAGATTAAAGATAAGAAGTTGGCTCATAGTGCTATTGGCAGTTGTATTATGAGTACTCAACCGATTGGTTATAATTTTCTAGGGGGTAAATTGATAGCTGCAATGATTACAACATCAACTGTTCGTGATCTTTGGAAAAAATTATATAATCAAACACTTGTAGGCATGACTACTACTTCGTTATATGGTAGTTATAGTATGTATAACAGTTTGAAGTGGTGGCATAAATGTGGTAGTAGTGCTGGTAAGATTTCTATTAAACCAGATGAAGATATCTATAAAGTATGGCACGAATGGGTAAAAGATAATCATACTGAAAAGTATGATAAAGCTATGACTCAGCGTGAAGGTGTATCTGGTCCGGTAACTGGAGCAAAAAGTAGGGTAATAGGTATGATTTTTAGTAAATGTGATATTAAACAAAGTCATTATCAACATGGATATGAACGTGGGGTATATTATAGTTGTTTTTATGAAAATACCAAAGATTATCTACAAAACAAGATTGATGATGATAAATTAATTATGAAAGACTTGTTTAAACGTAACACTCAAGCTGTTTGTGAGTGGTGGCGACCAAAGGCTATCGAACGATATAAAAAGCTAAAGAGTGAGTCAAATTTAAAGACTAATGTACATTTCTATAACAATATGATTGGAATGTCATATGATGAAGCCAAGTCAGTTTATTTTCATGAAGTTGGTCGTTGACATTTTATAAAATCTATGATAGAGTGAGTTAGATGAATAAATCACTTTGTTGTATATCGCTTAAACTCCAAGAACAAAATATCCGAGCTTCGACAATGACGAAGACTCGGTTTCTTGCATTGGAACGTAAAACTGCAGAAAAAACTGTAGCAGATCGTACATTGAATAATGTATACGTAACACGTAAGACACTAGAGTTCTGTGTTTTACACAAATGGAACTATCGGGTTAGTAGTGGTATGATGCCTCTGGAAACTCTTCCAGAAGCAAATCTTTCAATCGAAACCACATACAATTACACAAAAATTAAACAAGAGTTTGATTTGTGTACATCTGTCATCAAGAAAAACAATATTCGTTGTAGTACGCATCCAGATCAATTTGTTGTGCCTGCTAGTGCAAATTTATCTGTAGTAAAGAAATCTATCATTGAATTGGAAGCTCACGGAAAAATGATGGATGCTATGGGATTGCCTCAGACATATGAAGCTCCAATCAACATTCATATGAACTGTTATAAAGGTAATCTAAATGATATCGCATTGCGTTTTATTGATGTATACAATGATTTGCCTATTAATGTAAAATCCAGATTAGTACTTGAATTAGAAGATAAACCCAATAGTTGGGGATTGATTAATCTTTATGATCTGATATATCAAAAAACAGGAATCCCCATTACTTATGACTCACATCATTTTAGATTAAATAATCCAGAAAATATTTCTCCTGAAAAAGCCATCTTAATGTGTATGGAAACTTGGGGTAAATATAAACCGTTATTTCACTACAGTAATGGTAGATCTGGTCCAACAGACCGAGCACATTCAGATTATGTATATATTTTACATAAAGAACTATTTGAAAATGATGTTGATGTGGAGTTTGAGTTTAAAGCTAAGGACTATGCTCTTGAACGTTTTGAAAAAGAATTCAAAATTTGATCAAAAAGTTGTTGACGGATTAGTGATTAGATGGTAAGATAAATTTAAGTTAGTGATGAAACTAACGAAACAAAAAAAAGAAAGTAATATATAATATGTATACACGTACAAATGCTCGTAATAAGACTAACTTCGTAGGACATAACACCACTGGTGTTGAGATTTACCTCTCTACTCCGCTAGCGAAGGCCAAGAAGGCTTCACGTTTGACACTTCGTAGTGGTAAGACCCGAGTTGATCTTGATGGTCGTCAAATCAAGGCTCTACGTGATGTCTTGAATGCTGGATTTAATTCCAAAGCTTGATTTTTTGATGATGGCGTCCATATAAAAAATATATATTTATATGGATTCTTTATCACATAATCATACAATGTTGTGGCTGCTAGGATTGCTAGCGGCCACTTTTTCTTTTATAAGTTTGTTTTTATCTTACAAAATAATCAAAAAATTTGACGATTTTCAAATTGCTACTTATGAAGCATTTGAATTATTGAATAATGACCGAGGTAGACTTTTAAAAGAAATTGAAGTGTTGCAAAGACGTAGTAGAATGATAAGCAATGAAACAAAAGAAAACAACAGACGAAAAGAATAAGTCCCGTGGATTATTTGATCATGTGAGTCATATTCGGGAAGTAAAGAGTGATAACTATTATAATTCTCTTACTGATTCTGAAAAGAACACATTTAACAAATATATGTTGTTACGTGTATTGAGCATGGATTCGGATATAATTGAGGAAATGGCATTTGTATCTAAATACTTTCAAAATATACCCAACGATCAATTCTATAAGCTGTTGATTGAAATTGTGCCAAAAGGAAGACGATTTTCTAAATACATAAAAAAATCAACAGGCAATGTTAATGATACAATTTTAACGTGTATTTGTGATAAATTTAAAATCGGACAAAAAGACGCAATTGATTATTATAATATTTTTATGGCAGATGAACGTGGGACTAAAGACTTAATAAGTCTGATTGAATGTTTTGGATATGCGGAAAAAGAAATAGAAAAAATGTTTTCATAATATGACTATAATTGGAGTATCAGGATACGCTCGTAGTGGTAAAGATTTATTTACAACGGTTGCTCAAACAGTTCTAAAAGAACATAAACTTAAATCTGAAAAGTTTGCTCTTGCTTATGAACTTAAAAATGACTTAAAAAGTCTTATTAAAGACAAGACGGGTATAGATATTTTTACAGAAAAAACGGAGGAGAAGAATATTATTAGACCATTATTAGTAGCTTATGGCGATGTAATGCGTAAAACTAGTGAAGGTACATATTGGACTAATAAAGTTGCACAACGTATACTTAAAAGTAAAGTTGATGTTGTGTTTATAACTGATATTCGATACGATGTTTATCCAGAAGACGAATGTACTTGGTTACGTAATAAAATGAATGGTAAATTGGTTCATATTACCAAGTTTAAACGTGGAACAGTACCACAGGCTAAAAGATTTAGCAAAGATAAAATTGTTAAGATATATGATGCTGCTCCAAACGACCATGAGTTATTAAATAACCCCAAAGTAAAAGCAAAAGCTAATTATGCTTTTGAATGGGAAGATTATAGTGATAAGTTAAATAGTACTTCATTAGAAGATAGTCCATATATCAGAGAAAAAGTAATAGAAGCTCTAAAAGCAATTAACGTAATTTAATTGTCTTTATTACGTGATTACTACCATAAGAGAATATAATTTCATTGTCGGTAGTTTTTGTACTAAAATAGGTTATTAAATCGGAGGCATGCGATGATACGAAGTTGATATATAACGTATTACATTCTTCTTGCTTCTGATTTTTTCTTTGTTTCTGACAGTTGCAGATTTTATTTAATCCGGTTAGACAGTCTTTTAATCTATCTATTGAAACAATATGATCAGATCCTACTAAATTAATAAGTGCTTGATAATTTCCTATATTCATAACAGTTTCCTTATAATTAAATAAATAGTTAAAGAGCAAATATAGTTAATTGGCAACATTAAAAAAGAAAACCATTGTTGATATCCAAATAATAATGTTAGTATGTTTACCCCAATCAAAGTCGTCCAAAAACACAAACATATCGGACAACTAAGTAATTTAGTTAAATAACTTGGGTAGTTTTCATATAAAAAGTTGGGATAAGTAGACATAACATCTACTTCTAATTTGTATTTCTCAAACTCTGGTATTTTTAATAAATTACGCAGGTTGGTTAGTTTTGAGATGGTTTGAACTATATCACTGTCAAACCAAACTACCATTATAAACGTGGTATAAAATATAAGCGGTATATTAAAATCTGTTAGATTCATTTTGTTAATTGATTTTTGTACCAATCTTCGTTGAGATCGATTAAACTTTTACTGTACGTATTTAAATTATTTATCTTTACTTTAAAGATGTCATATTCTAATTCACCTACAACACCACTGTCTTCTAGTATTAATTGCAACATATTAAAGAATTCAAAACTTTGATTTGTTAATTTAATAGCGTCAAATTCAATAATAATATCATTTGTTTTTCGATCTTCGTATCTCTTTAATTTTTTACTGAGATCAAATTTAGTATTTTTTTGTTCGGCTTGAATATAACGTTCATATGGAACATCTGTATAGATGGCATCACACCATGGTTCTAATAGTGCTAACTTGTATTCGTCACAATTTCTAACCACAAATCCCACGTTATATCTATTTGGAACAATTGGTTTCATCGTGTCATTGTGTTTAACAAAATGTCCCCATTTACGAATAAAGTTTCTGGCACTACGGTTGTTTTGCGCTAACCATTCGTCGCTTTCTTTACCTACTGTGGTCAATGTAGGATTGTATCTACTGCCTCTACAGGTCATATGATATACACAACCTTCCCATGTTTGTACAAACTTATAACCTTTTAATAGAAAACGGTTGAATATATCGCTGTCTTCTTTGCTTTGAGGAGCATATAGATCGTCATGACCTCCAATAGATTGAAAATCGCTCTTATAAAGGGCCCATGGCGCAAAGATTCCTTCTGTGGTTTTATCTTTTCTGGTCAAACGGGTATCATTGAACCATTTCAATAAAGCAGCTTCATTAAACTCTTCTGGCTCGGTACCAAATGCTTGTACGATCTTTTCTGGACCGGGAGGATGTAGAGGTGGTTCAATGCGAGTTAGACTGACGATTGTGCCTGGTTGAATATATTTTTCTACATATTTATCGAAGTTAGGACATGCGTACATATCAGCGTGGTAGATCATTACCACATCGTTAGTAGCTACTTCATTTATAAGACGATCATATAGAATTGTGTGACCCAATCTGGTTGGACCTTCGTTACGGATAAATTTGAAGTGTGGATCTTTTTCGGCTGTTTCTTTACACCATTCCAATGTACCGTCATTACTAAAGTCGTCTGCAACACAGATTTCATGTTCTTTATGACTTAAATTTTTACGAATAGCTTCGTAACTCCATTTAAGATATTTTAGGTTATTTCTGCTTGGTTGAATAAAACTTATTTTCATACTATTTAAATATTGACTGTATGGTACCTAACAGTTTATTATAATTGCGTCCTCCGTTTTTTTTCCAATCTTCAATGTTGTCGTATACCGGATGTACCTTTGCATTAGATAATTTGTTAATATAACTATCTGGATACTCCAAATACATAGGTCTTAATTCTTTACCTTTATTTACATATTTAACAACGGGTTTATCAAAATAAGCACAAAGAATGCCTCCGCCACCATTCATTGTAATAAAACCATCTGATTCGGAGAATAGTTTTAACTGCAATGTATTATAATCTAGATTATATTGTTTCTGTAAATCATTTAAATTTAAAACTTTGTTATTAAAGTATTTACATAAATCAAAATCTGTAATTGTCCCTAGATTTTCTATATTTGATATTAATGATAATTTATTCTCCAGTGTAATTTGTTCATTAGAATCTAATACAAATTCGTCGTTGACAGGCCTTTTATAAATAACGGTATAACCTTTGTCCGTCAAATAAGAAAACATTTCAGATAGATTTTGAATATCAAAGTATCTATAAGGTCTAAACCCATCAGGACCAGGCTCAAAGTTACATATATTATTAACAACTACATATGGTTTTAAGTCATCAAATAGATTATTTTTATAATACTCTCTATATGACGGAGCAATCCATTCACTGTAATCTATAACACCGTTTCTTCTACCTCCAGCGTCTGAATTGTGAATCCATTTATTGGGTACATCTTTTAATGCGATGGAATTATCTAATGTACGTTCATTGAATGATTCTACTACATTATCACAAAAGTAATAAAAGGGTTTCATTCCTTTTGAAGTAACTACCTTTTCCAATAAATTATTTTTATGTAAATAATATGCGTAAGGTACACAGAGAACTATTTCGGATGCAAATTCTGGATTTACTTCAATCGTTTTTTTCATTTTCTATGATTTGTTTATATTGTTTATCTATTTTATTTTTACACAATGCTCTGGTTTCATTTGCTTTTCTTAATATTTTATGATTTAATTTGAATTTATCAACCGATGGATTATCAGATAAAGCCTCAGTTAAATTTTGTTTATCTGCCTGACCAGTAGTTATATTACTTTTAATGAGTTCTTCCACAGTTTCTATAATAGCATTATACTTATATGTTCTTTTTTCTTCTATATAATCATAATGTTTTGATTCATATGTTTTAATTAATATTTCACTTATTTTATTTTTTATTTCGTTTATGATCTCGTTCTGATGAATAACATTTTCAGAAAGATTATCTTTTGTAAAAAAATAAAGTTTTATGTTTTCTACAATCAGTCTATCAAGCAATACAGATAATGTATTTATGTTTGTTATATATTTCATATTAACCCCCGTTCTATAGTAATTTCAGGAAAGTATCTCAGATATAAATCGTTTGTATTATCTCTTACTTTTACTATTCCAGCCTTTATTTCATCGAAGAAATTCCAAGCTAGTGGTATAAATAAAATCTTGTCATAATCTTTATATTTGTTCAATATATCAATTGAAGTAATTTCTATGTTTGTACCCGGTGTATATAACCCTTGTTTTAATTTATTATCGTCTATTATACAATCTAATTTTACATCTGCAAAGTTCAAGAATGTATTTCCCTTGGCAGCTGCGCCGTATCCTATGATTTTGTATCCATTTGTACGATGATCTGTGATAACCTTCTTGAATTCGTTTACAATACCATTTACGTTAGATTCGTATTGTTGATAAATCTTATTGTTTAAGAGTCCGTATGATCTCTCCAATTCAATCAAATTATTAATTAGAAATGGTCTTTTATTTAATTTAGATAACACAAACAAATAACTCGTACCATGTACTGGAGTTTTTATTACATCTACCAGATGAAACTTGGTTCGTTTGACCAATTCATTAAATGAGTTAATGTTGAAAAATGAAATGTGTTCGTGGTAAATGGTATCAAACTGATTATGTTTTATCATTTCCGCTTGAGACGTTTGGATAAACAAATATGATTGATCATGCATCAATTCATAACAATCATCGAGAAATTTCTTAGCATTTTCATTGTGTGCAAATACATTTTGCCCAACAACTATATCAAATTCTCTTCCATCGAAATGTTTTTTGTCAAAGTAATCACATACAACATTGTGATTTTTACTACTGATATGATGTAGATTTTGCGCGGGATCTATGCCGTATGTCTTGTACTCTAACTTTTTAAAACTATTTAACTGAGATCCGTCATTACATGCAATTTCTAATATGGTTTCGGAATCGGGACTATATTCTTTTACATAAGAAGCGAACCAATCAAAATAACTTAGTAACGTCTTTGTGGTACCACTTACGTAAAGATAGTTTTTAAACAAAAGATCGGGATTTACTATATGAGACAATTGCAAGTGATAACAGTTATTACAAAGATTAAGCTTAAGAGGAAACTTATCTAACCTTTCATCTGTAGCGTGATATGAGTTAGCTAACGGTTGGTCCTTAAGATCCAAAACTTGAATTAAATTGACAGAATTACAACATATGCAGTTTAATTTTTCTTTATACATAACAACTTGGCAGATTGGTTCTATTTGATTTTATTTTAATTTGATCTAGATTATCAATCAAGTTTCTATATATAGAATCTACGGTATCTACAAATTTAAATTTAAATTCTGATTCGAATTTCTCGTTTGTTACCGTAAAACTATAACTGGTTGACAAACTATCATTAACAACTAACTCACATCCGTTAATAGATTGGATTTTTTTAGCAAGTTCGACTATAGAATATGAACATGAAATTATATTATAAACGTCGGATTTAATATTTTTTGTAACAACAATTTTTTCTATTGCATTACACAAGTCGTCTATACCGAGTAAAGATCTACGAATATTTCCATTAGATACAAAGATTTTATTTTGTTCCAAACTACTTAGAGTCATCGCGTTAATAACTAAATCTGTTCTCAAATTAGGAGAATAACCATTTACAGTACCAAATCTAAGACCTACACATCGTTTGTTAATGGATAAATTTGTTATATAGTCCAATGCTTGTTTTGAAAAATCGTAATTGTTTAGAGGTGATTCTAATTTATCGTTCTCATTTAATACCTTGTTTCCATTTCCATATACACTACAACTGGATGCATATATTAATACTTGTTCCGAATTCAACTTTTCTACTAAATTACTAAAATACGTAACGTTATTTTTTACGGTTTTATATAGATCTTTACACATACCTACACTAGAGAATCCTGCGAGTAATATGACATGTGTGTATTTTTCCAAGTCTTGTTTGGTCAAATCGTCATAATTTTTAACGATTGTTTCGTCGTAAATCTTTCCGTACCAACATAAATCTAAGTTATCTACGTTGTAATTTTTCTTTTTCAACTGGTTATAGAGTCTGGATCCGATGTAACCGTTGCCGCCGATTAATAATATTTTCATGATTTATGAATATAACTGTTTGTACGTTCTTTCCATCCAATAAGAAACATGTCTGTCATTCTGTGGTATTGCGTTGAAATGATATATCCATCCGCAGTTTATAAAATGTAAATCATCACTAAACCAGCTATGACCTGGTATATGTAAAAGATTTTTTCGGAATAGATCTTGTAAATTATAACACTCGGGTAGATAATTAATGTCTATTTTATTTGCTTGTAGTATATAGTTTATTATTGTTTGATCTGTACCCGCCTTTATTTCTGATGTTAAACGATTGATTTCGTTAATATTATCAGTGTAAAAGTTTTTTATGGTATCGTAAATAGATTTTGTAGACTTTCCTCCGATTATAAATCCTCCATTTATATACTTCCAAGGATACACATCGGATTGATTTGGAAAAATAGACTTCCATCCTTTAATGCTTCTACAAGTCCATTCATAACACCCATTATTTAATACTGCTGAAAATTTATTGTTGGTTTCATTAAAAAAGTTAGGACAGTTAGGATGTACAATTGTATCAGCATCTACCATCAAAACTTGATCGTAATCTATATTATTATATTCCAAAATATCGTGTACCCACCATCTCTGTAGTGTGATTTTGACCTTACTAGGATCCATAATTGGGTCCGTCCATTCAATCAACTTGACATCGTTTTTATCACACCAATGTTTCCAACTTTTGACACTATAATGATATGGATTGCTTCTTCCATTTTTCAAATCTATATTAGGAATGAATACAACATTCATATTACTTACTATCTGTGACTGCGGACTTTGACTTTTCCCAGTCTTTATTTTTTCTAACTGATAAATTTCGATTCCAAGCTGCCTTTAATATAACGGGGTCAATATCAAATTTTTCAAATGTTTCTATAAAAGCGTTAATATCTTTTGGAAAACATGTGCCGCCAAATCCAAAATCATTATCGTGACCTGGTACTTGATAGTGACTTATACCAATTCTGCCATCGGACATAACACCACCTAATATTTTATCCCAAGATAGATTTAATTTATCAGATAACAAAAACATTTCATTGAAGAATGATACTTTAGTTGCAAAGAAACAATTTGCAAAGTACTTTACAAATTCTGATTCTTTACTTTTCATTACATGACATGGAACTCCTGGGAATCTTTCTTCATATAACTTTTTAATGGTTAATGTTCCATTTACTTCTTCTCCGCCAACTATATTTCTACTAGGTGTAATAAAATCAATAGCAGCAGATCTTGCAGTCAAAAATTCGGGAGAATGAATGATTTTTAGTGAATTGAACTTTTCACAAAGATAATCTGTGGTACCAATCGGAACGGTTGATTTAATCACAAATATTGTTTGTGGATTATAAGTGTGGGTTATTACGGTATTAAAGAAATCAACAATATAAGAAGTATCCGATCCTAATGTATCTTTAAACATTGGAGTTGGTAAACAAACAAATACAATATCTTGTATTATAGTCTCGTCAAATGAATGTGTAGATTTTGCACTATTTACATCATAGATTTTAACATCATGATAGTGATTTAAACCTCTGCAAATAGCACTTCCGACAAAGCCATTACCAACAATTCCGATTTTAAATTTTTGCATAAATATTGTTCCAATTTTGTAACCATTTTTCTTCTGTATAATACATTAGATAATTATCTTTTGCGGTATCTGAACAGTAATTATAAAACTCTTTGTCGTCTCTTAATCTTATTGATAGTTGATTTGCTTTTTCTATATCGCCTATGTTGACACTTAGTTCTGGATGCAATGTCTCTTGTGTGTCTAATCCTGTATATCCTATACATGGTATACCCAAATAAGCACAGTTAAGAGCAAATGTACCCGCCGCATGTGTACGCATTAAGTGTATGCCCACATTAAAATTGGCAAGTGTTTTAATCCACTCAGTCCACATCGTGTATGGTAAATGATGTAAGTTGGGAAATTGTTCTTCGTTTTCAATTTTTCTTCCCATGCTAGGGATGAAAGTTGGCTTGTTGAAGTTTTGTGCTACAAAGTAACTGTCTACACCACCATACCAACTACAGAAGTTTCCGCCTATAATAGGCATACCATTATTTTCACGGAGTATATTTTTAACGGTATCTTCTATCATCAAAGACTGTAAATTAAATGTGGGTTTCTTAAATATACCTTTGAAGTATGAAATATCACTCTTGTTATGAGTTAATAGAAAGTCCATTGAACTTAGAAAATTAATATAATTAACTTGATTTGTATAATTATAATCTTGATAATACCAAGCCGGACCTTCTTGCATCACTGTTACTTTTTTGCCAATAGCTTTGACTAGATCTAACAATCGGACAATATCAAAGTTTTCTAACTTTTTTGGTAATATTACAATAACAACGTCATATTGGGAAACTGCTTTAGCCGGTTTACTCAGAAGATACTGAATAGGAAAATGATCCGCGTCTAATGCAAGTTGCCACGAAAATTCTGTACGGCAGTTTTCGAAGTCTCTGGGTAGTTTGCCAGAATGACCATTCTGACTAACAAAACAAATTTTCATAATCTTTTTTTGAAATCTTCGTAAGTGTAAAAGTTTCCTGTGTTATTAAATAAACTATTTAAATTGTGTTGTGACATTTCTTTAAAAATCTTCCACCAATCTCCTTTTTCTTTTCCACAAAATCCTCTTGGATTATTTTCATTCGCAATATACATACGTTTATTTGGATGTCTTCTAACGTGTACCTTTAAAATATTTTTGAATATAATTTGTACGTATTTATCCCCTAGTATTTTTTGTGCCATCATTGATAAACTTTCATCATCATTATGAATAAAGCAAGGCGGTATATTAACACCACTTTTAATTAAATTACTACTCAATACCAAACAAGAACCATCTATTTTTGGATAATTTATCGTTTGTATATCAAGTTCTTTGATCTCTGAATTGATAATATTCATTTGATCTATGGTCATAAGTGACTTTGCTTGATTAATGTTATCAACGTCTTTGTCATCATATATATGATTTATGAATTTAGGATGTACTGTTACGTCCCAACTACTATCCCACATTTTTCGATCCGCAAAACATGCTATAAATCTGTATATTCCTTGCGATCTTATAACAGGAGTCAGAGTTTCCAATCCAATTATTGCTTCTTTTGGAAGCAAACTATCTGTTTCTCCCCATATTAAATAATCAGCTTTCTCACAATATTTTGTATTGAATTCTCTACGATAATTGGTCTGAGTATAGAATTCATTATCATTATCTATAATTTTGTAATGTAAGTTAGGCAATTCTTTTATTCTAACCAGTTCATTCTCAAATCTATCAACCAGATCATCTTTTGTCGTTTTAGATGTATCTATTTTTTCGAAAAACTGGGATGTATTGAACACAAAATCCAAATATACGTTTTCTTTGTTGTCAACCGTGGACAAAAGATTTAACAATCCACTAATATAATCACTGAACATTTCAATTTCATAAAACATCACGTGGATGCCAATTGCGTATTTATAATTTATATTCATAAAAATGTAGAGGCAATTGACATCAAATCTGGATTTAATTCGAAATTAAAAATTTTGCCGAACTTTGAAAGATTGGAGTCAATTGGTAGCTCTTTTCTATTCATATCTATCATATTATATACATACGGTAATTTATTATATTCCCCATCGAAGAAAAAATTCTGTGGAATAAATTTAAGATCTAATTTGTTAATCAAGTTTTGATAGTTCTCTTCTAAGAAATTTAGAATCTGATCGAAGATTTGTTCATGTGATTTGTTAATAACAAATACGCTTAAATCAAAGAATCTCGAAAAGTCTACTTTTTTATTATTAAACACGTGTTCTTGATATAATTCTATATTGGTTAACAAGTAACTAAAATCAGAATCCCATTCTGCAAATGTGAGTTTATTGTCGCTTAAATCAAAAATATTCTCTGTATTCTTATTTACAAGCGTTGTGTCTCGTACTAAACAGATGTTGTCGAAACTCACATCACTATTTTTCAATAATTTGAATATATAGAAAATTTGATTTATTCTATCGAATGTTGGATTAACAATATCGGTTAAACAGATCAATTTTAAACTGTGTAATTCACAATACTTTTTCCAAGAGTCATATGACAACTGATTTAGTTGTTTTCCGGATTGATATAGAATAACGAAATTATTCATAGTTTTGTTTTACTAAGTCCCATGTTTGTTTCATTAATTGGGTACGAGTGGCTCCTCTATCAGAGAATCCAGAAAATATCCAAACGTTTAAATATTTGATAAAGAATGGTGTTTTATCATTTGTATAAGAATTGCCAGTTAATAAGTTACGTCTCCACAAGTGATTTACGCCGTGAGATATAGGAAACACTTTTGTATCTATTTTATTTATTTGTATAAAGTAGTTTAGGACTGGTTGATCTCGACCACGTTTTACCAATTTGTCTTCGTGATTTAATATAGATTCGTGGTTATCAAAGTAGAACTTTTTCAAATCATCAAACATCGGTTTATGATTTTTATTAAATAAAACAAAGCCAGCTAGAAAATGTTTGGTGTAATCAAATTCGAATCCGTTAAAAAGATCTTTATATCCGTTTATACTTTCGTATACCCACTTCATATTTTCGTTTCCCAATATTCCACATAACTTACTTTCGGATTCATTGAAGAAATTAGGAGCATCCCATTTTACCATGATAGATGCATCAACTGCTAATATTTGATCAAAATCTCCTACTTTGTTTTTAACAAAATCGAAAATATCTAACCAACGTTGCCAATTGATTTTGTATTTGAGTTGGTCATCATAGGTAGTAACATCATAGTGTACAAAAATAACATCGTTTTTCTTACACCAATATTGCCAAGATTTTTTGCTATATTCCATCCAAGAAAAATCGTCATAACGATACTTTTCTTTTACGACATCACTACCTTTTACTCCACACCAAAACAATACGTTTTTCATTTTATAAAATACTCTTTCCAATAGTTGTAGGTTTTATAATCACTTGGGGTACCCCAACAAATATAATGTTCTACTTCAAATACTTTGACATTTAATCCGTGTTTGATATTTTGATTAATAACATCATCGACATAAAATTCACCATTAGTTCTTATATTAGAATCATAGTTCTCTTTTAATCCGTCGATAAAATACTTGGCTTTTCTAAAAAACATTGTACCAATGATAGCATGGGTTTGTAAAGGATTATCGTAGATAAACTTTTTACACGAAACGTGATTGATGTTATTGTTTTCATCGACATCCAACCAAGAATACATATTAGGATTAACTTTACTCGTTTGATTGTTTCTAAATGACCACACAATTACATCAACTGTTGGATCATCGATTAATCGCTGATATTCGTTTGAATCGTAATATACACCATTGTCACACGCTGAAATTAAAATTGGGTTTTCTAATTCAATATTGAAGTGATTAATAGCTAATTCACATGTGCATGCTTGTCCTTCGGTAGTTTTATCTATTGATAAAACAGATGTGTTTTTATAATGTTGTTTAAGTGTAGTGTCTAATTTAAACTCATCCACGTGTTCTTTTAAACACACAAACGTATTATTGTCACAACTTGGTAGGCAATCAACTGCTTGCACAACCATTGGTAACCCATCTACGTCTATAAGAGGCTTTGGTAATTTAAAACCTTCCATTGAAAACCTACTTCCTCTACCAGCCATCGGAAGTACTAGGGTAGTATTTGGTTGGTTAATAATTTCTAATTTATTGGTTTTAAGTTTTTTAAAATAAGATGACCATGATTTATATATCTCCAAATCGTATGGAGTTCCCCATTGCAACATTTTATCGATTTCAAATATATTTGTACGCAATCCATCTTTAACCAGTAGATTATATACTAAACTTATATAAAACTCACCTTTTAGATCATTTCCAGATTCCAACAATTGTTTAAAGTATTTTTTTACCAAGTTACCACTTTTAAAGTAATATGTTCCATTTGAAGCATATTCATTCATTTTATTGTTGGTAAACGGCTCTTTTTCTTTAATTTGAATCAATACTTTATTCTCTTCTTTACAGAAAGCATAGTTATCGATTCCTAACATATGTGGATGGAATCCTGTGTAACACGGAATTGAACCGTCAAAATTGCCGATGTGAATTTCTTCTAAGAATTTATCAAAATTCCATACTGTACCATAATCACAATAGGTTATTATTGTTTCTTTGGAGTCGTCGATATGATCAAAGATCTGTGATACTGTGTAAACAGGACCTTTTTTGTGATTAGGAATAGAGTAGATTTTACAATTTGGCACAATTGATTCTAATACGGATCTCATATTAGTTTCTCTTAGATGTGGTTCATTGCAAATGAATGTTATATCAGTAACTCCTGGGAATAGATCAACTACGTGTTTAATAATAGGATGTCCATCTACTTCAATTAGTGGTTTTGGGTCTTTGTATCCAGCCTCAATGAATCGTTTGCCAATTCCTGACATTGGGATGATAAGTTGAATATTGTCTTTCATTTTAATATAAACCTTTATTCTTAAGAGAAAATTTACACAAATCTACATAATCGGTACATACAGCGTAGACAATCTTATCATTAAACTTTAATACTGATTCCTCGTCTAAAAGAGGAATGATACAGTTTTCATCTAATTTAAGACTCAAATCGTGTACCCAAAAATGATTTGTGCTTGTTATAATATATGAGTCCTGCGAATGACAAAAATACTTTATATCACGATTTAATTTTTTTAATTCAATAGCTGCGTCTAAGTTTTTACAATGATACCAAATATCGTTTATTCTATTTATAATCCACATTTTATCAATTTTATAATCGGGAGTATCATGTCCGAGCCAAAACTCTCCGTTTATATATCGTATATCTACTTCAACTTCATATCCACTTCCTATAGCTGAATCAATATAAGATGGCCTATTTTCTTTATTTGGTACAATTCCTTTTAAATTTCCACGGTGTGATATAATTTTCATAACTTTTCAATTGGTATTGTTTTATCATCTATGAATAAATCATAATACGGTTTATCAACTCGTAACTCATTATATTTTGCTCCCCACGAATCTAATTGATGTTTGGTCAAAACATACCAATTTATTTGTTTTCGACTTCCTCTCGCTGTCCAGTACACAATAGTATTGCCTTCTTCATATAACTTGTTTATTTTTTCTATGTTTTCTTTTATTGGAGTAGAATTTGCATAATTTCTATCTTCAGAAGTAGTACAAATTGTTTCGTCGATATCAACGTAAATTATTTTCCCCATAAATTATTTTTTCTTGTAAATTCTATTCTTGTGAATTAAAATATCTAAATCTGTATTATTTAATACATGAAATGCATCTTTTAATGTAGTTAATATAGGCAATCCTTTTATATTAAAAGATGTATTTAATAAAACCGGTATTAATGATTGATTTGACATTTCGGTCAAGATGTCATAGAAAAAGCAGTCATTTGAAACTGTTTGTAATCTGGATGTGTTGTCGGCATGTGTTATTGATGGTAGTTTTGTTCTCCATGTTTCTTTTACTTTTGGTGCAAATGACATATACTTGCAGTCAGGTGCATTTTCAAAAAATACATCTTTATCTTCGATTTTACAGACAGGAGCAAATGGTCTAAACCATTCTCTGAACTTCACTTTGCTATTTAAAATATCTTTCATTTCTGGAAATGCCGGATAACAAATTATACTACGATTGCCTAATGCACGTGGTCCTGCTTCGGAATAGCCGTCTATAATCGCGATTATTTTTCCGTCTTTTAAATATGTAATTAATTTTTTAAGATCCAACTCTTCCGATGGGTTATCATAATTTTGAATCTCGTTTTCATCCAAAATTTCAAATCCACTGAAACAAATCTCTTCTTTAGTTACCGCATTTTTGTGTTCGTTAGTAAACATGCCAAATGATAAGCCACAGTCGTTTGGATTAGGTGGTACGTATAATTCTAAGTTTTTTGTTTTTAAATATTCATATAGTCTTTGATTAAATAATACATTTAACGCACATCCACCTGTCATTACAACGTTAAGATTGTACTTTTCTACGTTAACTTTAACTAAATCAAAAAGAATTTCTTCGAAAACGTACTGTGATGTTTTTGCAATATCCCACGCTACTTGTCCTTTTAAAGATTTCGGCTGAACACTTAGTGAAGATAATAAATAGTCTTTATTACTAGTAGAATAAAATTCTCTGAAGATTTTTACCCAATCGGATCTAACATTTCCGTATGCTGTCAATCCCATCAATTTACCTGCTGCACCCAGATCACCGACAATTTCTGATAATGGTATCGCCGTAAAATTATATGGATTTGCAACGTCTATGTTCGGTCTACTGATATGTTTTATCTCATTTTCCTTGTACAGATAAACATTTGTAGTAGAAACACTCCCATTGTCTCTGCCACCACCATCTACTGAAAAAATTAAACACTCTTTAAATCCAGAAAGATGAAATGCGCCGTAAGCATGAGAAATATGATGATTACAATATTTTAGGTCGGCATTTGGAAAATATTTTTTAAATAAAACTAAGTCTTCATTCGCGAACATATCGTGATGTAACACCAATTTAATATCTTCACAATATAAATTTTTTTTGATGTGATTTAAAAAATCTTCTCTATTTTTATCTTTTGTTCCGAGTGAGGATCTGTGATTTTCTAAACTTTTTGAAAACATCGCATATCTCTTTTTCACGAATCTTTCGTATTCATATATTCTTAACTTTTTATTTTTATCGATAAATGTACATGAACAGTCATGAGATCCATTTATTGCTATAGTTTCTTCTGGGAGTATATTATTCATAAATTTATTTTATAACATTCTGTCTGTAAATTTCATTAGTGTCTTTTTTTATCTGTACCACTTTGTCTTCAGAAATAAACGTACATTGTCCAAGAGACTTGGACCCAATAAATATTTCAGCGGACTTTTCACATATTTCAGTAGCAATTAAACATTCTTTACTTGAAGATGCAGCGCAGATTATACCATGATTTACCAATAAGATCAACTTTGGTAAATATCCATTGTCTTCTATAAATTTGTCAACGAATACTTCTACATTTTTACATAATTCTTCGCCGGGATGTGCATAGGGAACTATACAGGATTTTTCTCCGTTAAAAACAACTTGATCCGGAAAAACTCGTTTATTTGCAAATTCCTCTATTAAAATTTGATTACTACATAGTATTTTAAGTGTATTTGTTGGGTGTGTATGTGCTACGAAATTAACTCTTGATTTTTGTAAGAGAAATGAATGAAATCCAGTTTCTATGCTTGGTTTTTTGTTAAAGTTGTTTAACTGTTTTCCATTAAAATCACATTTAACTAAATCATCATACGATAAATGTTTTAATGTGGTACCACTTGCCTTTATTACAAATCCGTCTTCAAGTTTTTCAGAAACATTTCCCTCTGCACCAACAACATAATTCTTAAGACACGTTCCGAGTATTAATAAATCATTATTTGAATTTTGCATAACAAGTTTAAATTATTTTAATTAGACAACAATAGTCCAATTGTCTAATGACATGGGTTCTAATTTCAACTCATGTTTGTAATAAGTATCTTTGAGCAAACCACCCCATCTTTCTTTTCGTACAAACGGGTAAATATATATTTTTATATTTTTAAATATTCCATATCGTGCGTCTAATATATAACAAAACGATGCCCATACAGAATCTACAAAATGCATCTCTTTGGCATGTTCTAAAATTTTTATCATATTAAACATATCCAAAGCTTTTCCGTTTAAGTCTATATACTTTGTAGATTCATGTTTTTCAAAATTTATAGCTGAATCTCCTAAGTGGTTATCATGGTATAATACATAATCGGATCCGTGTTCCGCAATAAACTTTTCGTAAAATATATTCTCATTAATAACATCACGTTCAATATTGAAAAAGTTAATTTTATTAATATAATCTATACCATAACAAATATAATATTTTTTATTAAAATGAATGGCTGACGACGAAGACATAAATGCGTTTTTATATTGGTCGTTTCTATTTGCGTCCAACTTACCATGCAATAAATAATCGTAAATGTCTGGGTCAAATTTATTGTAAAAATCTTTTGACACTTTAGTTGTCGCCAGAGGATCGTAAATTTTAGTTATATTGTTTTTATTCTTTAAATAAAATTCAAAAATTGGTTTTGCTTCGGGTCTTAGTATTACTGTTATATTATCATATTTTGACAAATAATAATCAATCATGGATAAGTGATTTACTAAATCCGTCCACGATTGATAAAAAAATAAAAGACCTTGTTTCATTGAAAATACATATCACCCAACTACGCCGTCATAAAACTTTTTATTTGTATTATTTAAAGTCAATGACTCTATTATTTTATTATATTCCGGTATGAGTTTTGAATCCAATCCATTATTTGACCTGGGTAATAGTTTTCCTTTGTGAGTGATGTGAATAAATTGAAAAAAAGACAAACAACTAAACCATCCACATTTTATAGGATTATCAGAGTAAAGTTTGTAAATTTTATATTTAAGACAGTGTTTCATCACAGATTCATTTTCAATCGTTCTATATGTCTCATTTTTAAAAATCTCCATTGTTTCTAATAATACATTCAATTTCCAGATAGAAGGGTTTACATTGTATATGTAATTGTTTATATTTCTCTGCGCTCTTAATTCAACCTTTAAATCATTAAATTTAATTGATAATCTGTCTTTATTATATAGATCCCAGTTATGTCTACATTGTAAGTCTATTCTATCAATTGAATGTTCAGTCATATAATTTTTTATATGACTGATATATGAATCGTCTTTTTTAACAACTATATCAATGTCATGAATAAAAAGAATATATTCGTTTTTTAAACATTTTAATGATAGAACTCTGCTCGCATAAGGCAACGAATCGTCATAAAAAATAACTTGGCTATATTTACAATATAAATGATCTAAATTTTTGTCAGATTTGTTTATCAGTAAAATTTTATCCGTGTACTCTAACGCTTGTGTCTGGACAGAAAGTATATCTAAATAATCTGTGTGTGAATAAACCACATATGTTAACTCGTTCATATTTAAAAATCTTTTTGTAGTATTGTTTTTTACACATACATACGTTAGTGATTTATATATTTGAAAATTGAAATAATATAAAATGATGGATCTAGAATCATTTTATTTACCAATTCAAATTTTATATTATATTTTTCTTGTATATCACGATGTGCTTTACTTTGTCCATTTTCATATTCATTTTTGTTATTCATCAAAAATGAACCCCAGTCGTCATATATTATGATCGATCCATTACACAATAAATTGTTTTTTAAAACAAATTCCCAAACCTCTAATGTGGATGTGTATATATCACAGTCCATATGTAAAATTCCTATTTTTTTATTATCGAATTTTGTTACTAAAGAATCAGTCAGTGTCTCAGAAAACCATCCATCGATGATATGTGCGTCCTTTTTGTTAAGAAGTTCAGGATTAATATTTCCATTACATGAAAATTTTCCAGTCTTCCAAGGTGAATGTAAATCATTTTTTTCGACAGGCAACCCAACGAATGAATCAAAACCAAAAAAATTTCTATCAAGATTGTAGTTTTTATACAAATTATAAAACTCTAGAAAAGATTCCCCTTTATGTACGCCGAATTCTAAAAATAATTTATCTCGTAAAAAGTCTGAGTTTTTGGATACTAGTTCGTTTCTCAGTGACGTTTTGATTCTATTGTAAACATTCATATTAACATTGTGATTTTAAATTAAGTATTATGTAAAATATATAATTGTAATATTTTACATAATTTTCTTCGGGGATTCCAAAATTCCATCGTTCACAGTATATGTATCTATTGAACGATATAATCTTAAATTTTTCATTTGTTTTAAATTCATATGGAATGTTGTACTTTGAAAAAGATGAAAGTATATTTTCAACTGAGTGTTTTTTGTTAATAAGAATATTAAGACCCAATGACATATCTTCTTTTTCAAAAAAGTTTACAACTATATCTGAATTATCTTTTTGTGGAGCTATATATTTTTTATAGTCGTTTTTTCTATCAGATATTTGTTTAATTACTTTCTCTTCTGTATATCCTCTTGTTTTCACATCTCTTTCTAATTTCCACTTTGTTTTTAGAGATTCATCGGGATCCATATATATTGAGAAATTATATATATGACCAGCATCTCCATATAAACTGTGCAATCCACACACTATAATATTATCTGCATTTTCTATTTTTTCTGGTTGTTTAAATTTGCCTGTGTTATGATCATAATCCACTTGAAATATAGAATTACCTATTTTTAGATTAAAAACATCCTCTTGCATTTTAGATACGAAATTTGCATCAGGATTCAAATGTGTATATGTTTTCCAGTTTTCACTGTGTCTTTCCCATTTATGGTATCTGTCACATTCTAATAAAATTGAATTTGAAAAGTATTTTTTAAGTAAATTTCCGAGTGTAGTTTTTCCAGAACCAGAGTCACCACATATAGCAAATACATTACACATAGATAATATTACTTCGTATTCTATATCATCCTCTACGTAATCCAGTTTATTTTCGTTCAAATGGTAAAATAATACTGTTTCAGAGACAAAGCCATGTAACTTAACTAAATCGTTTAAATTTTTATATAAATCAAAATATTTGTCCATTAACTCCGATGACCCATAGGCTATTATATCGCACAAATATGGGTCATTTATACTTTGTAGTTTGGTTTTATCTAAAACCGTATTTTTTGGTATATGGATTTTATCTAAATCGCAATCGAAATTTATGAGTTGAAGATTTACATCTGGTCTTATTTTGATTACAATGTCATATTTTCCGTGTAATTCTTCGTTTAATTTTTTAATAAAATTGAGTTTATAAAATTTAAACCATGTATTATACAAGCAATTTTCTTTTGAATTGTTCGAAAATATTAAATTATTTTCTTCTAATATAACTTTTGGTGACAATTCGGATTCTATGGATTTTATAATATCAGACAAATCATTGGGATTTAAATACTTATCTTCTAAAGATTCATTTTTTGTTATGTGGATATAAACGTCTGTTGATTTGAAATTGTCAATAATAAACTTTTTAATATTAGGTAGATTTAACTTAATAGTTCGTAAATATCCAGATATTAATAAAGCGGCTTTCATTATATTATATTTTTTAATGTTTCTAAATTTAGACTCCAACTACAATTTAATCCATTATCTAATTTTTTACATTTTTCTTTTTTCAATAATATGGTTTTGTATGTTATACTCGCATTCCATCCTGTTATTTTTTCATCGGAGTATTTAACTAATACTTCGTCATTCAAAACTTCTTCTATTTCTCCAACCACATTTTCTGATTGTACTCGCATAAATTGTTTAAACTCATTTGATTCCGTGTGTTTTGTGTCCAGAAAGTAATAAGTATTTACTTTGTTCAAGCTGTAAGTAAATCTATAATTTACATCCAAAAATGTGGGTGATACTAATGTTATCAATTTACACAGTGGTTTACTAAACAATACATTAACAATTCCACCTCCAATTGCGCCTACAATTGATTCCGCATTATTAAACAACAATATTTTATCGACAGTGGATAATTTTTCTGTGAATACCTCTTCATATCCTTGTGATTTTAACAAATCAACCAGTTCATTTTCATTTTCACACTTTCTTCTGGTCGTATAATTTGTACCTATATTTGAAAAGTCGTTATGAATCCACGTTCTTCTTGATATGTAAAATTTCTTTGGAAATTGTTTTTCGATCTTTAACTCTTTTACATTTTCTACAATTTCTTTATATAAATCGTAGATTTCTTCTCTAGGTTGTTGTTTCGGATCGGGTCCGTATGTATAAGTCGATGATATATAAACATGAGAATATACGGTGTCTTTATTTAATATAACTATATCCGATGAATCGATTTTCAATATCTCAAGAAATTCGGTTACAAATTTATAAAATTTATCGCCGTGAGAATAATACATTAAAAGTTTAAGATTTTTAGTTATGATTTTTAATTTTTTATATGTAATCAGATATGGTAATGTGTCGTATATAAAGTGATAATAATTATCCGTATTATAAATGAAGTAAAAAACGGGATCGTTATACGTCTCAGATGTATTTCCCACTTTATAATCTATTTTATCCGTACTATTAATGTTTCGTAAAGACATCGTTGACTCTTCAAGTGGTTGATAAAATGTATTATCTAATTTTGAATATAATACTAAATTTGGATAATATAGAGATGATCCTGTAAAAACAACATCATTTAAAACATGAATATTAATTTCATCAAAATTATCAGATTTAGGAAATATTTCGAATTTGTGATTGCCATTATCTGAAGTATTAAGATTTTTTATAGGTGTCATAGTATTTTGTTAAATATGTATTCCACTCTACTTTCGGATGTATGATGTTTTATTATGTTTTGATAAGAATTTTCTATAATATCATACAATTTATTTTTGTTATTTAGATAGTAAACAAGCTTGTCTTTTAATTCGTCTGTTGAATCCCACGAAATATAATGTACTCCGTCTTCTAAATTTGGTAATATGATATTGTATTTTTGAGCAAACAAGCAAGATTTATTTGCCATTATTTGCCACATTCTGGCATTACATTCTCCTCCTCCAAACGCATCGACACTAATAAATGATTTTTTAATCGTGGTAAAGTAATCACTAACATTCTCAGTTTTTATATTAAAATTAAGAGATTTGAGTTGATTGCATACTTCTACAGATTGTTTTCTTAGACCTGTTTCTAATTGACCATATGAACAAAATACGTCTATTTCTTTATTGTAAAAATTATTATTAAAATATGAATCTAATGTTGCAAATGGAAGTGGTATTATTCCTTGATCAACATGTTCTTTCAAACATTCTCTTTTAAAGTAATATCTTGATTTTGATTTAAAAGTTGGATCTAGTTGTTCATTTGTTTTTCCACGAAATCCTGTGTAGTTATACTCACTACCATCAATATAAATCGTTTTATTCCAGCCATTTACTTTATCAATCAAATAAAACTTTGGTTCTTGAATTCCATTAAATTTAGATTTGCCCCAAATTGCAAATATATAATCGCAGTTTTTTGAGTGATAAATAAATGTATCATCGCTTATTATATTATCTGCGCCGTTACCTTCATCTGTATAATAAATTTCATGTTTTGTTTTCTTTAATCCTTCTATTATAGATGTCGCTAAATAATCTTCTTTTTTACACGGATTTATTACTAATATTTTCATTTTTTTGACAGAAGTTTTTTTGTTTTTTTCCAACCCCTCTGTTTATTGTGATCTACCCAACAAAAATTTACAATTTTACATATGGCGCCTTTTTCACAATTTTCTATAAATTGACCTTCTTGACCACCCCAAATGCCGTCTCCCTCATTGTATTTATTATTTTTATTGAAGTAACAAAAATCATTAAACTTGTATTTGTGATAGTGTTCTTTTGTGAATCCAAACATAAATCCCCCTATGTTTTTTGTATATACGATTCCTTCTCTGGGACCGTGACTATATTGATTTTCAATAAAAACGCCGTTTGTTAGAGGACTATATATAGTGTTTACACTTTTAGGATCAGTATTAATATGATCGATAAATTTGTTTACACTGTCATTGAATATAATATCATCATTAGTATTGATTATGATATTACACCCATCATTTACAGCATTATAAATGCCTTGATTCCAAGCTCCTGTAATTCCTTCTATTGACTGATCTTCGATTTTAAAATATTTAACATTTGAATACGTTAGTATGTTAGACGGATATTGACTTGCATTATCAATAACGTATATTATTTTATCGCATATAATAACATCATTTATGGAATTTACTAATTTTTTTATAAATATATCTCCATTGGGTCTTAGTTCGTCAGACCAATGCATAGCTACACAAATTCCGATTTTCATTCAACTATGATGCCTTTCATATTTTTAAATAGATCGTAGTAATGTAGAGCCAATTTATTTAAATCGTACACTTCCATATATTTACGTCTCATATTTTCTACATAAAATGATTGTAAGTTATTAAAGTCTGAGAGAACATAATCTATCTTTTCGTTGAGATCGGAAAAATCATGTTTACATGGCACGTAGGTTTCGTGTGGTATATACAAGTTGGGAATAGTTTCCAAATGGGACATGTCCGGTTTTATTAATACAGATCCAAACATTGTAGCTTCTAAATCTCTCGGTGCTATTTCTCCAAAACCAAATGGAGCTAATGTGATTTTGGAATTTGACATTCTATTGTAATACTCGTTAAGAGGCAACCGAATGCCATTTTCTAATTTAGCGACTTTAAATTTACCGGACAAATTGTTAAATACATTTTGTCGGAATTTATTATAATAGATTGCTTGATTTAGTCCATGTTCAAACACATCTTTATGTGGATACATAAACATGGCGGATATATCAAAATATTTATTGCTGTTATAATTTAACCATTGAGGTTGTATTGTAGATAACCAATTAAATCCTGATAACTTAATCTTATCTAAAAGATTTAAATTGGATATACTGTATCCACCACTTCCCCAGTATAAACGACCATTTGCATACTTGTTAAGATATTCATTTCTATTTTTATATAAGGTTGGTTTTAATAAATAAATTGCTTTTGACTGTTCAAGTACTTCATACGAACCCATCAGTGTGGCAGCATCTTGTCCATCAAATAGAAAATACGGTTCTTTTACAGTTTCTAAAAATTTCAAACCAGATGATACTGATTCTGATAAAGATGTCTTTTTATTGACAAAACTTGCATGTCCTACAAAAGCAAAATCTGCTGGGCCATCTGTTACAAATTCTATACCAATTTCATTGAATATATGTCTTGCAAATAAAAGTGGCCGAAATGTAGTTTCATTTCGATGTTTATAAAGTTCATATATTTTTATTTTTATCATTTAATTTATTGAAAGTTTATATAGCAAGAAGAGTTCATACTTCTATACAAATAAGTCCTTCGTAGTCAAACAATTGACGGGTAAAAGTAGACTCTGGTGGATGTCCAATATATTGCACCACTTTAATTTTTTCGTGTGTGATTAGATCATTAATTGCTTGTTTTATTTCTGGAAATGCGCCGTAGTCGTCATAAATAAAGTACTTTTTGTCATTTGACTTAAAATTTAATGATCGAATTGTATCATTGATGACCGCATCATATGTGTGTTCGGCATCAATCAAAAAAACGTCTCCATAGTCTAGTGGTAATATTGTATTATACACATCTTGTGCATAAAATCTAACATTTGGTCTATCACTATTAAACTTTTCCGCTAATTCTACGCTTTCTAAATTAAATCCTACTACTTCTTTAAAAAGATAACTTAAAATTTTTGTTGTATATCCAATATTGCTCCCAATCTCTAAACACGTTTTATTTTTAAATTCGTCTTTATCAAAAAATTCAAACAGTTCACGTTTAAATTTATGACTCGTTGTGGTTTTGTGTTGAAACTTATCTGGTATATTAACCAACAATTCTTCGATATTCATATAATATTAACTTAAATTTCCCAAAAACCCACGTTGACATTCTAATAAATAATGACTAATTCTTCGTACATTAGAAAGTCTATAACTTCTATTAGATATGTTCTTATCAACTAAGTATCGTGAAAAATTACGACATATGTTATTCCAGTTTGACAATGCTTTTAAATCGATTGGACTAGGTGATACAACTTGATTTTCACGTGTTAATGTAACGTTATTATAGTTTAAAAATGATTCTCTATCCAATAAAATTTCTTTTTTAAACACATTAAATGATCCCCTCGGAGTTAACGTATTTTCATAAAAACAATTTCCCACATGTAACCAATTATCATCTTTAATTGCTTTTACTTTATTGTTTTCTGAGAAAAAGTAAGATTCTACCGTGTTATTTACAATGTCAGATATTATATTTAAATTTGTTATATAGTTGTCATCGTGAAAGAAAAATAAATAATCAGGAATTTCATTGTGATCTGAAAAATATTGATTTATAAAATAAAAATCGCCGATTACATTTTGATATTCTTGATATTCTATATTCCAGTTTTTCAGATTTTGTTGAATAAGTCTCTGTGAATATAATTTAAAATCTAATTCATTAACTTTATTGTTACGTATAAAATTCAATTTTTCATTATAAACCAAAGGAATTTCTGGATTTCTATGAGAAACTACGAATTTTTTAATGTTACAATTTTCAGGACAATTTAACTGTGAAATTTGTTTATAAAATTCATAAGGAAAATGCCATCCACCAATTAGTATCAATATATTTTTCATCTAACGTTATATCCTTTGTTTTCTTCTTGAGTAAACATTTTATTATAGTTTAAATTTGTCTGTCTCTGTTTTTCTATAGTCTTTTCGTGAATAATTGCATAATCTTTTTGCGGAGGTATAAAGACATAACTTTTGAAGCCTTCTACTTTTTCATGTAATCTTCTTTCGTACCTAATGTGTGGTAAATTACGATATAATCTGGATTGATAATCGGGTACATTTATTAAAGGAGGATTGTATTTAATTTTAATGAGTGCCATAATATTTTTCCAATAAAAATTCTTTTGAGATTGAACTTTTTGTATTTTTAATACTATTTTGATTTGATGGTATAAATTCTAGATTATCTATAGATCCAACTATTTTTGGATCTATACCATCTTTAAAACCTTGCTTAATACTCAATTTATGATCCAAACTATATGATCCTGATACTTCTATTCTAGCTCTTTTGTTATAATTTTCTAATTCTGTTAAATTATTTTGGTTAGTATAATACCAGACTAATTGCTTATATTGTTGCCATTCCGATTTTTTTGTTAATGGGGTAAAATATCCAAGATTCTCCATAGTTTTTCTCCACTGTTCTACAGATCTATTTTCTGAAACTGATTTTGAAACTTTTTCCCTATATTCTTTGTTTTTCCAAAACAGTTCGGTGTGTTTGCCAATTATTTTCTTAGTGATTTCATCGTGTTTAAATCCAGTATGTTTTTTTGCATTATTATCTATAATATCATTTGTATATTTCGTCAATCCTTTGTTCCAAGGCGGATTGTTTTTTCTATATTCAATCATTCGTTTTGAATGTAGTTCGCCCATTTTTTTTAAAGATGAATTGTTTTCTTTTGTTAAACCACGATTCCAACTTCCACATTTATTACATTTTCGTTTTTCTCTGAAACAACATCTCGCTGAGATCACATTTTTATGAATGATATTCACGGAACATTTCGGACATTTTCTAATCCACAAAATATTTCCGTTGTCATCTTTTGCTTCTATGATTGAAGAATAATCAATGGTTGTAGTGCCTTTAGGTCTCATATTATTATACATTCTTTATCAATGGAGAGTGTTTATTAATATATATTAGATTCTTCCAATATAAATCCATTAATTTTTAAAAATTTATATTCATTCGATTCGTTGTCTATTATTTTTTCATTTATTAAATCTTTAAATGTACTACATTGCCAACCCCACATATTGATGTCTTGTTGTGTCACCCCGTGGAAATAATTTAAACGTGGCAACCATAATACTTCATTGTTATTGTTCGATTCAATAATTAAATCTATATTCTCTATCAATCCATCCGTGGGAATTTCATCTGCATCTAGTTGAAAGATCCATTCACCTTTACATAATTCTATACCATAGTTTTTATGTGCACCATAATTTTTATCTAATTTATGTTGATAAAAATTTATCTTTTCTTTATATTTCTGTATAATTTCCAAAGTTTTTGGATTGTCTGAATAATCATCAAGAAGAACGATCTCATGTTGTTCTTTTATGTTGGAAATTAATTTGTTTAATAGTTTTTCTAAACTATCTGTTTCATTATGACACGTTACTAGATAAGATAAAAACATATTAAGCTATCTTTAATTTTGGAAGTGTTAGTTTATTTTCCGTTGGGGTATTATTAATTGATTTTAATTTCGGTAATACAAACGCATTTTCAACTGCAAATGTTGGAACATATTTATCCAAGATAGACCACAGTCTTGTATCCATTGCAGTCATACTGAATTTTTCCATGTTTTCTTTACGTAGAAGTTCAGCGTTTTTAGTAAATTTATCACTCTTTCGAGCAAAGTATATTTGTTTCATTCTATCTTCCGCTAGGGAATATGATACTTTGAACCATTTGCTTTCTTTAATAATCCATTGATTTACTGACTTTTTATCTACATCAACAAGATTACCGGATAATAAATTAGCATATGTTGGATTTAGATAATCCAAGTGACCACTCCAATTAGGCGCCAATAGTGGTTTACCACTTAGTGTTGATAGAAGAAGTGGATGTCCATATCCTTCACCGTGAGTAAATGAAACGTGAGCTATAATCTTTTCGTGATTCATCAAAGCATTCATTTCTGGTTCGGATAATTCTCCATGCAAAAGATACACATTTGGAGCATTTTCGCCGATTTCATCACGAACTTTCTTAATCCTAGATAGAATTTCAAATCGATCTACAGTTGAATATGAAGCTCCACCTGTTTTTACAATGAGACATGGACGGTCATTTAGAGACTGATTCTTAAATGATGTACAGAATGTCTTAATTAGATTTCCAATATCCTTACGATCATTATAAAGTCCGCCATGTGTCCACTGACCTATAAATAAGAATGCAGAAGTTTCTTTGATGCTTGATAAAGCAGTTTCAACGGATTCAAGTTTTTCATCCGTCTTTTTAAAGATGTTGGTATCTGCTCCCCAGAAACACACTTCGATTGGTTTTTCAACTTGAATTGGAATTTGTTGACCGTTTTCCAATTGTTTTGCTAACTTTGTCTCGGTAAATGTCTTTTTAACATGATTAGACAATCCGATAGTAAGATTCATTCTATTAACACCTTCGATCCAACTGCCTGGTGGAATAGTAGTTTCAATACCAGCGGTCATTCCAATATTGTATTTGCCAATTGGTTGGAATTCTTCTGGAATGGTTAGTTGAATAAATACATCTGGTTGTTTATTTAAACCATTAGTGATTATTTTTGAAGCGACTATTTTATCTTCGGGATCAGTGAGATCTTCTAGAAAACGTTTACTTTGACAATTTCCCCATCTAGTGGGTGCAATTTTAACATCATACTTATCATAACGAATGATGCTTTTTGCAACAGCTGTTGCCCAGTCGCCATATCCGCTGCGGTTAAATACTGGTCCTGAAATTAGACATAATGGTTTGCTCATATTATTGATTAAATTGTTTTGTATCTCTTTCGTTAACTAACTGACTATACTTTTTGTTTGGAGTAGGAATTCCACCTAAACTATTATAGAGTGCTTCCATTTTACTCATTTGAACTTGAGCTATTTCGGCTTTCTCTGTTTTTTTAACATCGGTACTACCAAATCCACCGTCGCCTCTGTCTGTAGAATCTAGTTCATTTACTAATACAAATTCTACGTCTTCAACTCTGGTTATTTTTAGTTGACAAACTTTATCCCCCTTTTTATAGAGTTTTTCAATATTTGGTTTTCCTACTATATAATTGTACAATGGAGATCCATCATTTGATAGATGGGGATATATACTATAATCTTCTGGTTGCCAAATATATTTAAATCGAAGCAATACCTCACCACGATAATCTGCATCGATTAATCCAATACAGTTAGCTAACACCAGATTATATTTACTAACACTACTACGAGGAAATGCTAGAATATCATAATCAATATCAGTATAACCAAAGTTACTGAATTGACGATCTTTTTGAACTGCCAACTTAAGATTGGTCTTGTATTGAATGTAGTCAATGCGTTTGTATGTACCATTCTCATACTGATCACCAACGATCTCTGGATCACTTGTAACAAGTACATCAAATCCAGTAGCTCTATCAGTACCTTTCTTTGGTAGATTTTCTACATCTTGATAATCTTCGTTCTTTAATACTTGAATTTTCATGAAATAGTCTGCTTAATATTTTCTAAATTTACAACGTGTAAATCAAACCCCAATTTATCATTAGGTAATGATTTAATATCACAACCATCTTCAGTAAAAATGTCAAATGTTTTAACTGGATTAAAATTATTTAATGTGAAGTCCATGGCTTTAATAAACTGATTACACATGTTTATACTATTAATTCCACCTTCATTCATTGCCCATCTACGACCTTCTAATCCATATTGTTCACGTTTATTACTTCCAACCAAATGCCAATAAGCAATTGCATCAGCAATATCAGTATAATTAGTTAGATCATCCATGATATATGGAGTAGGAGGGCTTCCTTGAAGATTTTGAACTTTGGTCCAAATTGGTTTCGCCCATACGCCATGTTTCTTGTATCTACCTGTACTATTGGTACCAAATTCAAGATTAAATTCTACCGGTTTGCCATCATCTGTAACAATACCCAACTGATCTTGTAAACCGCCTGTTACTGTAGCAATAACCGGAGTACCACACATAATACTTTCAGCGATACTTAGACCAAATCCTTCATTTGAACTAACATTAACGGTAACATCTGATAGATTGTAGAATGCACACATTTCATCCGGACTTCTACGAGATTCATCCAATACCACTTTATACTCCGGACAAACAGCTTGAACTGTTGCTACAAGATCTGTACCGGCCTCACATACCTTATCTGTATGCATAATCAATGCACATTTCTTTGCTTTTTCTTGATCAATAGAAGCACAAAATGATTTAAATGCTAAAATTAGATTTGCTGGATGTTTACGATGTGCATTTCTACTATTGAATGCTACGATAAAATTGTATTCACCATCACCAAGTAAGTCCTTCTTTAATTTAGCTATAGAAGAATCTCCTTTTGGAAGTGGTTTAAATTCGTCACTGTTAATACCATGCGGTACTAAGTGTAATAGATGTTTTCCTTTTACTGGCATATTAAATGTTCTCCTTTATTAAATTACCGTTGTTGTCAAAATCACCATAGATACTGGTACAATTTTCCGGTCCTAATACTTGTTCAATAATATTATGAGTTTGTTTGCTTATTGAAAATAAAGCATCACAACTTTTATAAAACGGTTTATTCCACATCGGGTATGGTAAATCGTCCCATATTGTTAAATATGTCAGAGGTATTTTGCTGCGGATCTGATGTTCGATATTATATAACCAACCCCAAAACCGTGGATCAGTGAAGTGCATAATTGCATCAGGTTTTTCTATAGCAATGATCTGGTATAAAATATCTTCATCTCCATAACCATCTACTGGATATAATCTAAGGTAATTATCAGATCTACCATTCAACTTATCACATGCGTCTTTCATGTCCACAACTTTGCCGCCCTCTGGATGTTTAATGGCGCCTGCAATTTGCACCCAGTCATAGTGATGAAGAGTGCCTAATACGAGTTCTCGACTCATTGTAGCCACACCACTATGCATTCTTAAATCATCACTCAATAATAGTATCTTTTTCTTTTTCATTTAGATTCCTTTGATAATGAAAATGGAGCATTAAAACTTAACTTAGTAGAAATACTTTCGCTAATTTCTGTTTGAAATTTAGCGTCTATCAAATACTTTTCAAGACACTTATTTACAAAGTCTTGGAAAGATATTTTTCCTCGTATATTCAGTTCTTTAAACTGATTATATAATTCTTGATTAAGTTTTACTGTTGTAACAAATTGATCCATAACATATGTACATATATAGATATACACATATGTAAAGTATTAATTATAATTTTGTAGCCTTACCATCACATATTTTTTTGTAATGGGTACAATACTTACAATTCTTTTTACCATTACCAGGAACTTTTATATATTGATTGGTTTCATTATAATTTCCATCTGAAGTAAATCCGTAGTCTAAGAACTCAACAAATGATTTGATCGATTCTTTAATGATAGTAGGACCAGCGGCCGGTTTAAATAACTGAATTCTGCTTTGTGGGAAGCTTACATTTTCATAAAGTTTACGTTTTACGATAAAGAACTCTACTTCGATATTATTGAGTGGCACATTAAACTTTTTGCTGTATACAGATTTGTATAGATGTAACTGTGCAAGTTTACTTACATCTTCTTTCATATAACTATTCCAACCACTGCTAGATGTTTTGAAGTCAATAATACGATAATATTCTTTGTTTCGTTCTTTTAGGACGATATCGATGAAGCCTACAAACTCCACATTATTTTTGATTGGAATCTCAAGTGGAATTTCAATGCCAATTAGTTCATAGTCTTTGGTAGGAAAGTATTTTAACCTATTTGCAGATTTACAAAATGTATCAACGATATCATTTCCGTCGAAAATAAAGTCGGTAAACTCTTCTTCTTTTACATCTTTTACCTTTTTGATTTCCTCATTAAACTTATCTAAGAATAGCTTCTTTACATCTAATGAGTCGGCAATACCGACACCTTCCTTATATAATGCGGTAAGATATGTTTGAAATGCATGATGAATGGCAGTTCCAAACGTAGTATTAATATTATCATCTTTAACCCGAAGATTCTTGACATAATCCAAATACCACTTTTGCGGACATTTTAGAAATGTAGAATATTGGCTAAAACTGACTCGTTTCTTTTTTATTTCTTTAGTTTCTTCAATTGACATTCTATCATCCTAATGTATAATTAATAAAAGTCAATCTATAAAAACTATATATTGTATATGAAGAAATTTCTAACTATTCTATTGACATCATTTAATCTACACGCAAACGATCTTTATCTATATGATAAGAATAATGACGTAGAATTAACCGAGGTAATTAATAATAAATTAAACGTATTACCTACTACTATTGGTAAAACATATACTATTACTAATAGTCTTAATATAAACACAACCAACTCTAGTGTATCATATATAATACCATATCGTATTGCAGTGTTTCAGAAAGAAAACACTTCCACATACTTTAATCAAACAAGTACTGAATATGTAAATGATTTTAAATTGCCTGAAGTGGTTAAAGTCAAAGATGCAATGTTTAACTTTACTGTAAATGGAGAGTTGTATTGTGTTAGCGAGGGTACCAATATAAATACTCTACTCACTTCACTGTGTAGTGTAGCATTTGGCCAATCTACATTCTTTGTTAAATCCAACGAAAAGTTTACTCACTTATATGTAGTTAGTGGTACAGTGACTGCATTGGATAACAAATCAAAGAAGAAGAAGGAATTAAAATCAGGAGACTATTTGGTTGTTACTCCACAAATTGTTATGAGTGCTAGAGAAGCTAGTGTTACAAAATTGGGTAATAGTTTTAGTGTTAAAGAAGTAGAAGATGAAGAAAAAGACGTACATTCTAAGGAATTAACCACGTTAAAATTTAAGTTGGATAACACACTATTTGTAAATTACGGACAAAGCATCTTTGGGATCAAACTAAAATGAAATTAGATCATCTAGAGTCTCTCACAGAAGACGAATTAGCAATGTTATGGTTCTGTATTAATAAAATTAATCCACCTGTGTTAAGTGGCGAAGAAATTGAACCGTGTTTATTTGTTTCAATTAAACATAAACGGTTGATGGATAGAATATTACAATGTGCGCAACACGTAAAAGAAGAACATCACGCAGTTTTCACTGGACTTGTTGCTAAATTAAAGGTATAGTGGTTGTATGTATCAAAATATATACGTAGATAAAAAAAATAATATTATTCACCTGTGGGACGACGGTAAAACCGGAAATTCTAGATACGTAACGGTTCCTTATCGTCCATATGCTTACCGAAAGCGTGAGGGTGGAATGTATCGTAGTATTTATGGAGACGAATTAGAAAAAGTCTACAAATTTAGTCCAAAAGACCCAAGTCTATTTGAAAGCGATGTTCCAGCAGAAACTCGTATCTTGATTGATGCTTATGAGGATAGTGACGAACCATCTGAAGGACATCGTGTTGTATATCTTGACATTGAGGTTAGTACCGAAGGTGGCTTTCCAAACGTAGAAGAAGCTGATAAAGAAATTACAGCTATTGCTATTTATGATAGCTGTACATCTAAATATACAGCTTTCATTTTGGATAAAGAACAAAAGCTACAGGACTTCGTTAAAGAAAATGTAGAAGTACGTAGTTTTACAGATGAAGACAGTCTATTGATGCACTTTCTTACCAAATGGGAAGAAATTCAACCTACTATTAGTACTGGTTGGAATAGTGATAACTTCGATATGCCATATCTGTTTCGTCGTATGAAAAATATTATTGGTCCAAACAATGCAAAACGTTTGAGTCCAATTCAAGTTGCTTATATCAATGACTGGAATAAAAAAGTTATTGTAGCTGGGGTAACTCATTTGGATTATATGACTCTTTACAAGAAGCTTAATATCAAACAAGAAGCTAGTTATGCTCTTGGAGCTATTGGTAAAAAGATCGTGGGTATGGAGAAGATTGCCTATAAAGGCAGTTTGGATGATTTGTACAAAGCTGATATCAACAAGTATATTGAATATAACTTAAACGACGTACAAATTATTGTAGCTCTAGAAAAGAAGTTACAGTTTATTGAATTGGCTAGGGCTATTTGTCACAAGGGTCACGTTCCATATGAATGGTATGAAATGAGTTCTCGTTTCATTGAAGGTGCTATTCTTATGTATCTACGTCGTAAAGGACAGGTTGCTAAAAATAAATCATTGGATGGTCGTGATGAATATGAAACTCAAATGGAAGACAATGAACAAGGTTTTGAAGGTGCTTATGTTAAAGCTCCTACTCCAGGTCGTTATGATTGGGTGTTTGACTTGGACCTTACATCAATGTATCCGAATATCATCATCAGTCTTAACTTATCACCTGAAACTAAAGTAGCAGTAATTAATAAGATTGAATATGATGATTCTTATGTAGAGGATCGTACCAAAGAAATTCGTGAGGATTATGAGAATCTAGGTGATAGTGCTCAAAAGAAAACTCCATTTACTCAATATCTTGAACAACGATTGTACGCATTTAATGCTAGATTGTTTGCTCAAGACAAGATTAGCAAGTATCATGTTGGATCTACAGTTTATACCAATGATGAATTTAAACAATTGGTTACCCAAAGCAATTTGAGTGTGGCTAGTAATGGTGTAATGTGTAAGAAAGACAAGACTGGGGTTATTCCAGAAATTCTAGTAAAGTGGTTCGATGAACGTAAAGATCTTCGTAAACTTGCTAAAAAGCATGCAGATTTAAAAGAATGGGAAAAATATGAATTTTATGATGGTCGTCAAAAAGTACAAAAAGTATTACTTAATTCAATCTATGGTGTATTGGGGTTACCGATCTTTAGATTTTATGATAAGGATAATGCAAGCGCTGTTACCATAACTGGTCAGGATATTATCAAATCTACTGGTAAAGCTATTAATGAGTGTTTCAAACGTTCGTTAAATGAGAAAGAAGGAGATTGGGTTATCTATACAGATACAGATAGTTGTTTTGCTAGTGCATTACCTATCATCAAAAAGAATATGCCTGATATTGATCTAAATGATGAAAAGGCAATGACTGAGGCTATTTTGAAAGTAACTGGTGATGTACAATCATTTGTTAATAAGTTCTATGATGTAATGGCAAAACGATACTTCAATATTGAGAAACATCGTTTTGATGCAAAACAAGAAGTTATTGCTAAAACTAGTTTCTGGTTGGCTAAAAAACGATATGCTCAGTTTATCGTCAACAAAGCTGGTATTGAGTGTGATGAAATGGAAGTAAAGGGTATTGACGTAGTTCGTACTAGTTTTCCAATTCGTTTTCGTAAGTTTATGCAAAAGTTCTTGGATGATATGTTGCGTAAACTTCCAAAAGATCAAATTGACGCAAGTATTCTTGAATTTAAAGATAAGATGTCTACTTATCCAGTTATTGAGATTGCAAAGAATACCAGTGTAAAATTTAAGAGTCAAAATGGAGATAATGATTATAATCCAAAGACTAGACATCCATTTCAGTTTATGGATGGCACTCCAGCACAAGCTAAAGCCGCTTTGGCTTATAATGATTTGTTGAAGACTTGGAAGTTAGACAAAGATGTACCTGAGATTTTCCACGGTCAAAAGATCAAGTGGGTATATCTAAAACAAAATCAATATGGTATCGAAGGTATTGCTATGAAAGCGGATGGTACTGATCCTGATCGTATTATGGAGTTTATTGAACAATATGTAGACAGAAATGCTATGTATGAACAAGAACTTAAAGGCAAGTTGTTGGACTTTTATAATGTGTTGAATTGGAGTTATCCAAATGAGACGGATGTCAAATTGGAAGAGTTTTTTAGTTTTTAAAATTGTTATGAAGAAGTATAAAGATTTATTAAAAATATCCGAAGAGGGATCGTCATTAGAGTTGAAAACAAGTTATGATACAGTTATTGCTCGTAAATATGAACGTGTAGTTATTGGACAACGTGGTCCACATGTAGAATTTACGCCAAATCAAATATTGTGTGATAAATTGTTTGTTCCAAAGAATCAGTTATATAGGTTAAGTGATCCTAAAATCTATTATATTGAGTTTAGAACAAATGATAGTAGTAATGTAAAAGTATATTATCAAATGAGAACCGTTGCATATGCTGATTATAAAATTGGTTACTTTTATGTGTCCCCAAACGATTTGTATGTAAACGGCATTAAATGCTTGAGTTCTGTAGAAGACTTGCGTAAAGCTTCCGAAGAATTTTTCGATTTCACATTTTAAAATTGACAAAACATTAAACTTAGAATAAGATTGTAGAGTATGAAGAAACAAACAATTAATACATTTATCGACAAATATTCACTCAACGGAACCATTGAAAGCGTAAAATGGGTTGTTGATAACGCAAACAAACAGATCAAAACCGCATCTATCAGTGATGATAAGAACGTACTTTCATTCGTGGTTATTAAAGACAGCGCTGGTTTGAATGATGCTGAGATTGGTATCAATGATACGGCTAAACTAAAGAAACTTCTTAGTGTTTTGAATGATGAAGTAAACATCTCATTTAATACCCGTGAAGATAAGATCGTATCACTCTCGTTAACTGGTGAAAGTACTGATGTACAGTATGTTACCGCAGATCTTAGTGTTATTCCTAAAGTACCAGAACTCAAGAAGTTGCCTCCGTTCAATCTGGAAATTCCTCTTACCAAAGAATTTGTTACCACATTTGTAAAAGCCAAGAATGCTTTGAGTGACGTAGATACTTTGACTTTTACCAAAGATAAGAAAGACAAGATTAAATTGGTACTTGGATTCAGTAGTGTAAATAGCAATCGTATTAATATCGATTTCAAAGCTGTTGAAGGAAAAGATACATTGTCTAAGACTATTCATTTTAGTGCAAAGCATCTTAAAGAAATTTTGACCAGTAACAGTGATTGTGAAAACGCTGTATTGAAGATTAGTGATGCTGGTATTGCTCATGTTGAATTCAACAATGATACATTCAACAGCAGTTACTACTTGGTTGAAATCAAGAACGTTGACTAATATTATATGAGCTTCTTTTCTGAAGAAACAGAATCGCAATCACAGTCGCACACTCTTTGGGCTGAAAAGTATCGTCCAAATAATGTGAATGACTATATCTGTGATAGTCATTTGAGAGATATTTTGGTTGATTTTATCAATCGTAAAGATATTCCTCATTTGTTGTTTCATGGCGGAGCTGGTACTGGAAAGACAACTCTTGCTAAGATTCTTACCAAGAACATTCCATCTGACGTAATTTATATCAATGCTAGTGATACAAACGGTATTGAAATGGTACGTACCAAGATCAAAGGATTTGCTGGATCTACTGGATTTCAAGCACTAAAGATTGTTATCTTGGACGAAGCAGACTTCTTTACTACAGAAGCTCAAGCAGCTCTTCGTAATTTGATGGAAACATATAGTCAATCTACACGATTTATTTTAACGTGTAATTATGTAGAGAAGATTATTAAACCATTGATCAGTCGTTGTCAGGTATTTGAGATTGAACCACCTACAAAGAAAGATGTAGCGGTTTATGTTCGTAATATTCTTGATAAAGAATCAATCAAATATGAATTGTCTGATTTAAAGACTGTTCTGGATAATTTTTATCCAGATGTACGTAAGACTATTAATTATCTACAACAGAGTAGTACTAGTGGAACTTTGAAGTTGGTTAAAACTCAGAATGCTAGTGTTGATCTAAAATCAAGCTTGGTTAATCTATTGAAAAATAGTAAGACAAATTCAAAAGCATTTAATGATATTAGACAGTTAGTTGCTGATGCTGGAACAAAAACATTTGATGAATTGTATATTGAATTGTATACTAAAGCTAGTGAGTTTGCTCCAGATAAAGAAATCTCTGTGATTATTGAAGTTGCCGAATATATGTATCAGAGTGCAATGGTTGTAGATAAAGAAATTACGTTTATGGCTTGTGTTGCCAAGTTGATAAAAACAATCGGTAAATGATAAAGAAAGTATCAAGAATAGTTAGTAATAAACCAATTATTTTTCCATCCGTTGAAATAAACGAAGTTGGATCAGTCAAATATATAGGTCAAAGCGGCACTAGTGGTTATGCTAGTGCCGCTAAAGGCTATTTGGCTGACTATGTTTTACGCAATGTGTCTGTTAGTTGGATGCCATTATTATTTGATAATAGTAACAACGATAAGAATTATTATGTAGATGCTTTAGCTGAAAGTGCAATTGGAATATCTTATGATAGTTACGATACTTTAATATTACATAGTACTCCGGACATTTGGAGTGAGTTATTGTTAACACATAACAATAAAGTTAAAAATGTAGTTGGATATTGCACATGGGAAACAAATAAGCTACCATCAAAGTGGGTAGATTGTATTAATCTTGTACCAGAAGTTTGGGTACCATCAACATTTAATAAAGAATGTTTTATTAATTCAGGAGTTAAATCCAATGTGAAAGTGGTACCGCACATTTGGCATCCTCAGAAGTTATTTAATAAAAAAGATGTGGTAATATATGATTATCTAAGAAACGTCGTGTCAAACAACAAATATACATTTTATAGCATAGGAGAGTTAAATTTCAGAAAAGGCATAGAAGATTTGGTTAGTGTATTTGACAAATTTAATGATTCGTTTCCAGATACTCAATTATTACTTAAAGTTCATTATAGAGATTATCATCCTAGCAATAGACAATATTGTATTGACGCTATTAATAAATTAACCAATAAGTTGGGTATATCTATTCATATTATACTAGATAATTTAAGTAATAGGGATATATTGGGATTGCATAGTTTCGGTGACTGTTATGTGAGTTTAAATAAAGGAGAGGGATTTGGTCTTACTATATTTGATGCTTTTAATTATGGTAAACAAGTAATTACTACTGGTTACGGCGGTCAAGTGGATTATCTTGGTTTAGATTACAATGGTCTAGTAAAATATAAAATAGATAAAGTAAGTGGTATGGAATCGTTTAGTACTAATTATTCTGTAGACCAAGAGTGGGCATATCCAGAATTAGACCATGCCTATGAACTGATGAAAAACTGTTATGAAAATCAATTATAATCAACTAGACGATAGTAAAAAACAAATACAATTTACCCATGGAATTTATTCTTTAGAAAATAACAAATCTACAAAATGGATTTGGTCCTCTCCTAAATTTGGGGGGTTGATAAATAACGTTGATTATATTACATTAACAGTCACATCCGAAGTAGATAATACATTGTATTACGACAATAATGAAATGGAATTAAAAACAGATTGTTTGAATGTAGTAAAAATCAAAACATCTGGAAAATCAGAATTTGAAATAAATTTGAAAGATCCATATATAGTATCAGGTGATAATAGAACACTAGGAGTTAAGATATTGTCAATATCTATTGATAACGATGTTATTTTTTAATTACGTAATATATACAAGTCCCATGAGAAAATATGACAAGTTTATATCCAAAATCGCTTAACATAGAAACTACATCAATTTGCAATTTAAAATGTGTAATGTGTACTCAGTCGGCTGAAAATTTTGGAAGAGCTAAAGTTCATTTGTCTGAGAACACTTTGGAACAATTAAAACCGTATATATTAAATGCAGAATTTATACAATTGCATGGAATTGGAGAACCAACTTTAAGTCTATCATTCTGGAAATGTTTAGAAGTATTAAACAATAATAGTTGGTCATCTACTAATACTAATTTGGTAAGTTTATCCGAAGAAAAAATGATAAAATTAGTTAATTCTTCGTTAAAACATTTGAGTGTTTCTATCGATTCCCCCAATGTTGAAACATACTCTAAAATAAGAGGTGCAAATCTTAATAATGTAATTGAAAATATTAAAAAATTAATGTCTTATAAAGAACAATATAAATCGAATTTAACAATCACGTTAAACATGACATTAATGAGAGAAAATATTTTGGAATTGAAAGATGCCATAGATTTATGTGTAGATCTTAATATAAACATATTAGATACTTGGCCATTGAATAATTGGGAAGGTGAACAGTTTAATAGGCAAATTAGAAATTGGACTTTTAATTATGAAGATCAATTGCCTTGGAAGTTTCAAGAACTATATAATAATGAAATTGATAAAATATCAATTTATGCAAATGAAAAAAATATTAAATTTACTTATCATAAAATATGAAACTTGAAATAAAAGATTGTAAACATCCGTGGGAGAATTTACAAGTATTAGCTACAGGCGAAGTAAGAGTTTGTTGTTGGAGTTCACAACACTTAGGCAATCTCAATAAAGATACACTCGACGATATTTGGCTTGGAAAAACTCTTCAAGAATTAAGAGAATTTGTTAAATCTAACAAATTACACCCTATTTGTAATGGCGCTCCGTGTCCATATGTTCAATCATATATAAAAAATTAAGAATTTATATAATCTTTTAATTTTTGTATATCATTGAATTTAAATGGTTGATCTGGTACGCGTCTACAAACATCTGGATACATATCCACACCCAATAATTCAACCCCACTTGTAATTAGATGTAATTTTGTTTGTTTGACTGTACATAACCACTCTAACATTTGTTTCCATTCAGCATAATGTGGACCTGTGATAATAATATTTTTAGTACACGGAGATTCAAAAATTATGTTAAATGTTGTGGATCCTCCTTGTTGTATAATACAGTCTGAATTATTTACTAATTTTATTTTTTCAAAAATATTAAGATCCATTAATTCTACATTCTCAAATCCTAAAGGTTCTATTTCTTTATAAACTTCTTTTTCGTTCGTCATATATCTAAAGTGATACCATCCGTTTTTTTGAGTATCCAATCTAGATATAAAATTATTTTTTGCAAATGTTCTTTTTACTTTTTTGCTTTCTTCAACTAATAAGTTATATAATTCGAATTGAGTGTCGTTCCACAACCAAACATCTTGAGAAGTATATGGTACAGGCAAAATTAACGTATCAATGTGATAAACTTTTCCCATTTCTAAAGGCAAAAATTTATCAAATAAATTATTGTGTTTCAAATAAAAGTCAGTGATATCTTCAGCAAAATCACTTCTAAAACTCAACTTTTTTATAAAACTTTTATCGTTTACATCATTTGCATAATTTATTATGGGTCTTATTTGACCAAATTTAACATTTGAGTTGCTTTTACATATTTGGGGATAATACCACATTTTTGGATATACATCTGTTAAAAAATGACTGTAATTCCACTCTAAATAATCATAGCAAAAAAACAATTCATCTACGTGTACATCTATTTTTAAATTTTTAGATTCTTCGGAATATTCACCATATTCTAAGCTAGGATTTTTTTCGTCATACCATAAAGCATTAGTATCAGGATGTCTATTAATGTATTTTTTAATTCTATAATTTTCACTGTATACTTTTATATTATTATAAACATCGTCCAACGTAAGCTTAGAAAAATTTGTTAAATCAATAATACAATTTTTCAAAATAAAACATGTATTTTTGTTTTTATAAATATCTGGTATTATTTTTAATTCAGGAAACGTATATTGATCGAAACTCATGTTAATATGTATTAAAAATACATTCCTGTTTACTATTTTTTATGAATAATTCTTTTAATGGGTGGTTATATGTTGACACATACAATTTAAATAAAGTCGTTGATTTGGTATTAACTAATGGAACGTGTGAAACTATAAAATCAGATACGTGGTTAACTCCGATGATTGGCGATAGAAACAATAATTTATCAATACTTGATTTTGGATGTGGAGTAGGACGTAATATTTTTGAGTTTTCACAAATTCTACCAAAATGGAAATTTTGTGGATATGATAATCCAAACATGTTAAAAAAAGCAAAAGAGTATTCTATTAAAAAATTTAATAAAAACATCGAAGATTATCCTAACCTTCAACTTTTTTCTGAGTGGGATGCTCTGAAATCGGTTAAATTTGATTGTATATACGCGACCATTGTTTTTCAACATATATACGAAAAAGATCTTAATATATATTTACAAGATATAAAGAAGATGACTAATAGATTAATTGTATCTGGTCGAAGATTTAACGATGATAGTGTAAATGGTAAACACAAAAATACATGGCAAATTTTGGAAAACAACGGATTATATCCATCCAACGATAAACAGATCAATTATAAAATTAATGGAGATCCAGATGAACACATAACATGTATATATGATATTTGATTTAAAAGATTTAGAAATACAAGTTCTGAAAAAATTTGATGGGGTTAACAATTATTTCAATCCTTCTCATTTTAATGGTAGAACCATATTTCGTAGAGAAAGTAAGTTTGATGATAAACTATTGGTCAGTGATATTGTAGATGATCAAGATATTGTTTTATTACAACATTACATGGATGACATGTATCTATGGAGTTACGAAGATGCTAGATTTATAAATGAATCTGAAATTAGCGTGTGTTGTTGTAAACGAGATAAGCATGATGTTGAAAAAATAATAAATGTTGAGTTTAAAAAGTATAATTTAACTACAAAAGAGTTTACACATTTTAAAACTCAAAATGCTCATTTTGAAAAACACTGGCAATTTTATAATGACAAGATAATTTATCATGTAAATCCATATACGATTATGGATAGTAATGAAAATATTATATACAAAAAACAAATTAATTTACAACCTTGGATTGAAAAATATGGTAATCCTGGTTTGAGTACAAATGTCTTTGAAGTAGATGATATTAAGTATTTACTGTTTCATAGTTATGTAACTCACAATGGAATTAATTTAAAATATTACGTTGGGATTTTAAAATTAAATGACGATTTAACTCCAATTGAATATTGTAACGATCCATTTTTTGGTAGTGTAGAAGGTTATGAAAATCAAATATTTAGAAATTATTTCGATTGGAAAAGAAAATTAGACATAACTCCCACAATAGTTGATGTTATATTTCCTATGACAGTTACAACCGACCATGACAATATTAATATATATTCCGGCATTAATGACTACGTGAGTCTAAAAATTGTAATTAATAAACAAAAATATATTGAAAATGTCAAATTTAGAATAATTGATTGAAAAAATTCAATAGATTTGTTTGATTTCTAGACATAATATCAAGATACATTTCACGACGTTGTTTATTTTTGCCAATAGGATCGAACGTTTTTAATTTATTTTTAAATTCCGTTGGATCTACATAAAAACTTTGCCTAAATGGATATAAGTTTGATACATTATCATTATCAAACAAATATTGCAAGTTAATATTTTTTGATGTAGGCAACATGTGAACTAACGAAGTGTCCAATTGTTCTTTGAATACTGGAATATCACTACATATAATTTCCGATCCAGTGGACAGTCCTTCGAATAAATAATGTCCCCAACTTTCATATAAACTAATACAAATGTGTGTCGAATGAGAATTTAATAATGTGATTATTTGATTTGTTGATTGGTATGTATTTACATGAGAAATATTATTTTTAGGACTGTATCTATAGTATGGATCTATGAGTGTTATTGGCAATTCTTGTTCTAATACTAATTCAGTATTTTTTTGTATTGATCGTCCCATGAAGTTCAAAAATTTATTAGTTTTTTGTATATCCGAACGATAATAGTCATGTGACACAAATGGTAAACAAACGCAATTGCAATGTGATTTTAGTAAATTGTATGCATACATTGATTTGCACACAACGAAGTTAAATTTTTTTAGATCCTCAAATGAACGATCAAACCATTCTTCATTAATAAAAAAAATGTTAAATTTAAAATTATCTAACATATTTGAATGATAATTTTGAATCCAAATAGCAATATCAGATTTATAATTAAAATCGATTGTATCTAGAAAAGTAATACTAACATCCGTTGTTATTTTTTTAATTATATTCCTCAATAATATTGAGTCTGTTAAAATTCCAACATAATTATTAAAAGTCAATATATCACATTTCATACCTATACGTATATGTCACGTGTCATATTATTCAGCCATCATTACGTTAATGACAAAATTATTGAACGGTTTAATAATTTAATAAATTTAAATCCGACATGGGATGTACATCCAATTGGATTTCAAGGATACAGTTTATTACCAAATTCTCTGATTGTTAATAAAGACAAATACCCCACAAATTTTGAATTAAGAGAGACGCATCCAAATCATCATGTAGATTGGTTTGACCCAGATTTATTTATTTACGATGGCTTTTTACAATGCCCAAATTATGATGCATATTTTTTATATGAATATGATACAATATGTAATATTCCCATTGATTATTTTTTTGATACAAGTTTAGATTTCTTTGGTAATAATATATCTTATCCAGCAAACGAGACATGGGAATGGGTAGAAAGATACAGATTAACAAATAAATATCATTATCATTTTAAAACATTATATGCATATGGTCAATCAACATGCATTTATTTTAAAAAACATATATTAGAACAATGTGTAAATGAATTATTTACAAATAAACATTTATATAATAATATGCTGTCTGAACTCAGAGGTGGAACATTAGCTCAAAAATTTACAAATCTTAAAAAAGGAAGAGTTGATATAGATAAATTTATTACATGGCATCAAATAGATCCGTGTTTAACAGGTGAATATTTTTATCATCCTATGAAATAATATTAATGTCTTTAATTCCAGAAGCATGTGCATTTAAATGCAATAATTTTACTGGATTTTTATTGTCTTTTTCATAGATGCATGGAGGATGTGTGTATCCCGAATGTAATAATCTAGACGGATTATTTAATATATATTTATTAAAATGTGATTCATCGTGCCACAAAGCGATATAGTTATTTTTTAGATCAATATTGATGTTTTCATTTAATTCTTCCGACATTTTTACAAATATATGTGAAGATGCTCCAAAAAAACAAGCTTGGCAATATTTTCCATATAGTTCATCTGTTACTTCCACATATGCGGTTGATCGTGTGTTTGTTTCATATGTACCGGTAGAATTTTCCAAGTAGAAATGTTTTGTAGCAATCATTTCATTATTTGATGGTAGTATTTCTTCATCTATGGATGAATGAACCAACATATCACAATCAATATAATAAACATAATCAAATGTTTTTAATATGTTTGATATATTAGTAAAATAAAAAAATCTCATTAAAGTGGTGATCGGCCACGGCAAATGATTGATTTTAATTACATTTGTATTTGTATAATTTATATCTACGTCTGTAAATACAAATAATGTTTTATCATGATTCGGTAAAAACTTTAAAAATATACTTTTATGTAGTGGTTCTAAAAATGAAGTATATTTGCTTGTTGCAATTGTTAATAATGCTATTTTTGCCATAAATCAAATGTTTTGATTTTTTCCTTGTATTCTTGATATTTCCATCCTGTAAAATGATAAATATACCCTTCCATAACAGAAGAATCTAATGGTGGATCTATATAATTCCACTCTTTTGGTATGTAAACTAGTTGGTTTTTCAAATATCCCATCATTGCATAATTAAGAAGTGCTTGTTCCACTTGATGAATTTGCTTATATTCGTTTGAAATTAGAGACAGTGAATTTATTATTTTGTCAAATATACATATATGATTTTTTGGAGTAAACATAAACACACCCGCATTAAAAAATCCATTACAATATTCGTTGTGATCCAGATCAATTTTTAATGCATTTTTACATTGATCGTACCAAGGACTGCATAATTGTACTTTTTTAAAATCATTCTTCACTTCATCTGATAAAAAAGATTGTTGCATGTCTTTAACAACATATACATTATTAATATCTACGAATGTTTCAAATGGATTTGGTGCGTCGTGTTTTATGACAACATCTGTATCTAAATATAGACATCTGTTATAGTCCTTTACAATTTGTGGAAGATACAATTTAGTGAACATATCATGAAAGTCTGGTGGGTGCAAAGATTCTGTTATTTGAATATATTTACAATTCCATCGTTTACATGCGTTGTATATGCTATATAATGTGTTTCCAGATACAATATGTGGGTTGTTTTTGGTATTGAAGGAAACTATAACATTCATAGAAATATATATATATTGTGATGAAAAAAGGCCGACTTTTATATGTTATAATGACAGGATCTATGTTTGAACACAGAGTGAAATCTATTAAAAGAACATGGTGTAAAAATGTAGATTATATCTTATATTCAGATCATGAGGATATTAGTGAGAATATAGTTAAAGCTTCGAATCGTAGTGATTATCATAGTAACGAAGAAAAACAAATTAATATGTTAAATCGATTAACGGATGAATACGATTGGTTTTTCTTTTGTGATGATGATACGTTTGTTAACACTAAATTGATTGATAAGATTTTAAATCAACTAGATGAAAAACATGTTTATTCCAAGATTATTAACGAAAGTAATAATCCTGACAATCCAGTATTTAAAAATCCTATTGTACCAAAAGGACTTTGTTATATGCAAGGTGGAACTGGATATTTTATAAGTCAACAAATAATTCAGAAAGTTAGACCTTTTAAAAATTATAATGTTGGATATTCAGATGTTAGTGTGGGAATAGATTTATATTATAATAATGTAGAGATAAAAGATATGTCTATATATGATGAAAAATACAACATTAGTTATCATTTTATGAAAACATTTGATCAAATAAATGAAATGTATAATTTAATAAATTCATAAAATGAAAATAGAAGAGTGGTCAAAATTAACGCAAGAAGAAATAAACCATTGGGATCGTGTATTTAATGGTTATATCAATCACATAAATTCATATTATCATGTATATACAAAAAGAAGGTTGAATGATAAATTGAGATTACATACAAATGTACAACATTTAGTCGATGATATAAATAAAGAACAAATTACAATTTTAGATGTAGGATCTGGCCCTTTGCCATTTTTAGGCAAAGTTTCTGATAAGATATTATTATTTACATGCGTTGATTATCTATCGTGTGAGTATGATAAATTGTACAATAAATATGACATACATCCATCCGTTAAACCAATTCGATGTGATGCATCCGAGTTGAGTAATTTGTTTAATGAAAACCAATTTGATATTGTATATGCCAGAAATAGTATAGATCACGCATTTAATCCTATAAAATGTATACAAGAAATGGTACATGTATCTAATAGTCATGTGATTTTAGAACATAAATTGAATGAAGGAATTATTGAAAACTATCAAGGGTTGCATCAATGGAACTTTTTTACTAAAGATTCAAAATTTTATATAAGTGACATGTATGGATGCGAATATTGTGTAAATGATTATTTATCAGTATCATCTATTGTATGTAAAGTCACAATTGAAGAAGAAGAAGGTATACCAGATTGGTTAGTAATTAATATCAAAAAATAAAATGAAAATATTATTTGTAGTACATAGAGCATACCCATACAATGGCGGATCCGAATACAATGTTAAATTGATAAGTGAAGGTTTGTCAAACATAGGATATGATGTAACAATCCTAACAGATGTTTCAAATGGAAACTATGGAAAAGTGCGGGTTGTAAATGATAGAAATTTATTGTTCTCAAATGAATATGATTGGATTATTATTCACGGCAACGATATGCCTATTCAAGATTATGCGTTAAATAATATTACTAAGATTAAATCTAAAATTTTGTATTGGATAATAAAACCGTCGGACAGTGAAAGTGCAATTAATGGGTTTAAATATGCGACTGCAGTTGGTTGGGGTACATCATATGATTATAAACACATAATCAAATATGATTGTTTAAACAAAGCAAAATATATAAGATATGCATCTGATATACAAAACTCCATCGGCGTCAAATCAAATAATAAATTTAGATATTTTTGTAGTTCAGGCGGATTTGGTCATCATAAGAGATTCGATGAGTTGATACAAACATTTCTAGATTCAAATATACCCAATACAAAATTGATACTAACTGGTTATATAGGAGACAAACCAAATATTAGTAATGATAATATTATGATATACTCCATAGATAACAGATCGGATTATTTGAATATTTTAACCAATGCTGATTTATATATCATGAATAGTATTGATGAAGGATTTGGGTTGGTATTGCTAGATGCCATGATTAATAAAGTTCCGTGGATATCAAGAAACATTGCAGGTGCAACTGACATGATGGAATATGGAAACGTATATTCTGATTTAGAAAAATTAAAATTTTTAATGCAGAATTTTAGTCCCGATATAGAAAAAATAGAAAATTCATATAAATATGTTTTAAACGAACGATCCACATGTTCCATGATTAAAGATTTTGAATATATCTTCAAATAAACAATATTTATAAGTATATGTCTAAACTACAAGAATTGGGAGATACCGGCGACAGAATGATGCAAGGTTTACCTTTTGCTCAAGGAGGAGCTGTTTCTGGTGCTTCTGATGTGTCTATGTTTACGAGTCCCGATGTGTCACAAGATCCTAATCATTTTGGCACATTAACCGACAAAAGTAAAATTACAGCCGATGCAAAAGATTCAATGTCAAAAATAACCCCATTTGGCCCGTATACTGGTCAAAACCCAAGAGATTATGTGGGGGATGTTGAAAAAATTAAATATAAAGTAACTCCCGACGAAGTTATTATGGGTATTGATTATGAAATGAAGAAACTTGTACTAAAAGATAAACAAGTAGCCAAACAAAACGTTGTGAACAATTTAAAAAAAGACAATCAATATTACAGTAAACTTCATATGTTGGATATAACCGATGAACCTGAAAAGTCAGAGGAACCAGATTATCGCACCCCACAAGAAAAGGCTATAGCTGAAATAATGAGGGATTTACACGAAAAGAAAAAACAACGTAGAAATTGGAGTTGAATATGAGAAACTTTGCTAAAGACGGACCTCCCAAATATCGTAAACCAGAACCTTTACACAAAGGATGGCATTATATCGGTGACGGTAAATTCCACGATCCAAGTCTTGGTAGTGACCCAATGAGAGGTCGTAGATGGATGATTGATCCAGGCGCTGGAAGTGGTAAAAGTTTTGACAAATTTCAACAAGGATTAAAGAAATGATTAACAATTTAGTAAAATTACCAGGCGGAGTTGGAGATGAATCTACAACTGATCAAGTTGATCCAACCCAATTAAGTATTGGTATACAAATTGAAATGGAACATACCAATAATTTAGATATTGCAAAAGAAATTGCTATAGATCATTTAACTGAAGATCCTAAGTATTATACAAAATTAGTTAATGCAGGATTAGCTAAGGAATTTCAAGCAGGTACTGGTTCCGGTATTGGCGATCCAACTACTAGTTTAAATGATCCTTCTAGAATTGGTTCTGGTGGATTAAAGAAAGGAAATATGCACGGAAAAATTGGAAATACTTCAGATGGTCAAGTTGATGGAAGACGTAGTGATCCAGTTGTAAACAAGACTATTGATATCGAACTTGAAGAACAAGTATTTAGTAGCTTGGAAGAAGCTATGTTAGACGAAAAGAAAAGAAGAAAATCTGGTAAAGGTAAAAGAAAACCAAAACCAACCAATCCAGCTTTATGGGCTAGAGCCAAATCAGCTGCAAGATCTAAGTTTGATGTTTATCCATGTGTACCATTGGATAGTAAAGCGTTAACAAAAAACGGATGGAAATCATATGAAGAATTAAATAAAGGAGAGTTAATTCTTACATATAATATAGAAAAAGATGAACTGGAATGGAAACCAATTATAAATCTTAATTTTTTTGAAAACGCCGAGATGATGAGAATGTTTAAACCAACCGGATTTTCAATCAAATGTACACCTAATCATAAATGGGTAGTTAGAAGAGGCAATGATTATTCTACTACAGAATTAATTGAAACCAAAGATTTGCCAAAAAGATCTAGGATCGTAATGTGTGCTGAATTAAAAACAGAAAATAAAATTTTATTAGAAGATTTTTCAAAATTTGACAATTGGACTGAAAATGTAATTAATATGAGTTCAGATCAAAGAAAAGCATTTTTAGCCGCATCAATAATATATGATGGTTGGGATAAAGGTACATCTTCTAAAATAGAAGGACGACATACATTTGGATTTGTACAAAAAAATTCAGATCATTTAGATGCTGGATTACTCGCAGCTTATCTAAGTGGTTACTACGTTTCAGTAAATGATAGAGATTATATTACATCTGCTAATTTTATTAGAAATAAAAAATATCATTCGGTTCAAAATATTAAATTTGAAAAAGTTGAAAACGAAGATGTATGGTGTCCAACAACTGAAAATAATACTTGGGTTATGTATCAAAATGGTTTGATAACAATAACAGGTAATTCAGCTTATGCTAATGGTTGGGCTGCAAAATGGTATAAGAGTAAAGGCGGTGGTTGGAGAATGAGTGAAGCTTATCCAGCTCAAGCTATGGAAAGTCCATACCCATCAGACGGAACAATGATTGGATCTGGTACAAATGGTAGTGGATATGATTTTGTCGGATATGCAGAAAGCAAACAAACTATGAATAAACAACAACTAAAAGAAGTTATCAAAAAAATGATTCATGAAATTGAACAAGACGATGTTAATGTAGATGCAGAAAAAGAATCTGTAACTATTACATTGGATCGTGAACTTGCTCAAAAACTTCACGCTTTATTAATGACACAACTAACTCCTTCTGGAGAAGATGTGGAACAAACTCCAGCTGGACCAGAAGATGCAAATGCAGTGGTGCCTGCTGAAGATGATGTAGAAGCCAAAGCTGCTAATATGAGCAGCGATCAATTGCCAATTAAAGCTGGCGACGAAAGCGATGAATCTGTCGATGACATTACATCCGATGAATCAGATTCAATGGATGAAGCTAAAAAGAAATGGATACAAAAAGCCATTAGTAAACCAGGCGCTTTGAAGAAATCACTACACGTTCCAACTGGAGAAAAAATTCCAGCCGGTAAGTTAGCAGCAGCAGCAAAAAAGGGTGGTAAAGTTGGTCAACGTGCTAGACTAGCAATGACACTTAGTAAATTAAAGAAAAAGTAATATAATTTTATGCCTCTTTTCAAGATTAGACGCACAGGACAATTGGGGTTTTTCTCTGATAAAGCAAGACCCTCACCTGACATGTATAATGATAAGTCTTATTATTTTTTACAAATAGTAGATCCTGTCAATACCGATTGGGATATCGCCACATTACCACGTTATTATAAGTTTACCGGCGATCAAGCTAGATATTCTGCGTCTGAGTTGTTACCAATACAAACCAAGGACTTGAAAAAAGCACAAAAGAATAATACGATGAACAAATTAATGCAACCCGAAACTATTAATGAATCGGCAGAAATGGCACAGAGTGATGTTACAAAGATTATTGATTATAGTGAAAAACTACAATCGATGTTCGATGTAAATGATAACTTAGAAGACTGGGTAAAAGCTAAGTTGAATCATGCTTGTGACTATGTAGCTACAGTACGCGATTATTTGAAGTTTTATCGTGATGAAAAGGAATCTGGTACTTCTGACGACCAAATAGATGAAAAGTGGACAAATACTTATAAGAAGAGTATTAATTGTAGTAACCCCAAAGGTTTTAGTCAGAAGGCACATTGTAAAGCCAGAAAGTTAAGACAGATGGGTAAAAAGACAAAAAGTAAACCCGTAAGAGAAATATACGAAGTGGTTGTACGTCATATGTTAAAAGAATTCAATAGCAGTATGGCTATGGGTGCTTTAAAACAACTTAACAATGATGCCAAAGAATTAGAAAAAATGTTGCAACCAGATTCTGAGTTGGAAGACTGGGTAAAAGCTAAGTTGAACTTAGCCGGTGAGTACTTGGATGATGTGTATCACCATCTAGACCACTTTGGTCCACAAGGTAGAAAGTTTGATGAAGTAAAAGTTGCTCACGATCTTGAAGAAGGTTGGAAAGACTGGGTTGCTGCCGGAGCAATTGGATTGGGTGCAATGAGTGGTAAAGTAGATGCCTCGAAAATAAAACCAACGGATCAAGCAGCTATAACACAAAGTGTGCAAAAATCGGTTGGGTCTTTTATGGACTATATTAAGAAAGTAGAAAATCAAGGTAAAGTGGGATATAATGTTGAAAAGAAATTGTGGTTTCCTCACAAGAGTTTTGAAGGTGGCAGTGATACTATTGGATATGGTCATAAAATACAAAAAGGTGAGGACTTTAGTAAAGGTATAACAGATGCTCAAGCTGAGTCTCTATTAAAGACAGATTTGGCAAAAGCAAAGCAACAAGTTTATAAAGAACTTGGAAGTGTTAAATTGACTCCTCAACAAGAAGAAATGTTTGTTGACTTTGTATTCAATATGGGTACATTGAAGAAATTTCCTAAGTTTACCGAATTTGCATTAAAAAATGATTTAGAAGGTATGAAAAGTCAGTATAAAAGATACGCTGGCGGTAAAGAATTAAAAGGTAGAAACTCAGAGTTCTTAAAGAGATTTTTAGCTGAGTACTTTGGTTTTACAACTTATTTCTAAGTTATGAATGAATGGCCAACAGTGCCTATGGGCAACTTACAAGCTATGATGGTAATGCGTCAACAGAGTGCACCTGTATCATCTATTAACAACTTTGATCCATATCAAGCTATGTTGAGACGCAAACAATCAAATGTGTCTGATGAAAGTGGTTATATTAATGCGGAAGTAGAACAATACGACCCTAAAGATATTCAAGCATTGGAAGAGTTTTGTCAACAATATGGTATAATGGGATTTAATTTTGGTAAGATGAATCCCAAATCTGCGTTGCAGATGTTAAAGAATAAGATGGGAATTGTAGAAAAAGTTAATAATAAAAAAATGTTATTGGATTAATTATTCTGTAGTTATTTGAAATGAGTGTTACGTTAATTGAGAAAAAAATTAATCCACTGTTAGTCCGATTTAAAATAGAAGCTCCATTGAGAGATGAACCAGCTTTATTTATCTGGGAGGATCCATTTTCTAAAAATATAAGGCACATTGATGAAATTTCTTTAACTCAGAATATTGAATACTATTCTTGTATAAATAAGAATTTGTCGTTTTTTGAAAACGGAATTACATTTACGATTGTTTCTTTAAAAGATTATAAATGTTTATATAGTTATAACTTCAAAAATTTGAATTTTATATCAGGTAAAAACATTTTATATATATCACAGAACAATTATTCTGGATATAGTTATGCTGCTAGAAATTATATCTATCAATTGTTGCAATCTGGCTATAATGTAAATTGGTCTGATAAATTTACAACATCGAATTTTTATAAACCGGTTAATAAAGAAGAACAATTGGTATTCAACTGTTTAAATAACAAAATAGATTTTGATTCTGTCATTATACATCACACACCAGAGTTATGGAAATCTATATTTGATGAAGTTCCCAGAGATAGAAAAGTATATGGATTGACAACTTGGGAAACCACAAGATTACATCCTACATGGGTTAATCATATTAATAATAGTGTAGACGAAATAATCGTACCATCTAAATTTAATGTAGAAACATTTAAACAAAGTGGGGTAAACAAACCATTGAATTTGTGGCGCCATGATATATTTCCATTTCAAAAAACAAACGTTAATTCGATTGATTTGTATAATAAATTTGTTCTTTTTAATGGCACAGAATTTACAAATAATCAGATATTAATTAAAAATTTAATAGAACAAAATACAGTTTATTATAACATATCCCAGTTTAATTATAGAAAAAATTTAACTCAAGTTATTAGTTCATTTTGTAAGAAGTTTACCAATAAGGATAACGTATGTTTGTTTATTAAAACATATATTGAGATTTTTAGTAAAAAAGAAACCGATGCTCTGAAGTATAAAATAGTTGAATTGACCAGACAGTTTAAAGATTTGCCTAAAATTATATTTTGTTTTGAAAATTTAAATAATGATGAGATTGATACTATTCATAAGTTCGGAGATGTATATTTTACATTGAATCGTGGCGAGGGATTTGGTTTATGTACATATACAGCAAAGAAGATTGGTAATAGAATTATTTGTGGAAAGTTTGGGGCTGAAAAAGAATATTTAGATGATATCGATTTACTATTGGATTATGAGTTAGGATCATCTGACCATTTGGATGATTTTAACAAATTTTACATTGGTCATGGACAACAATGTGCATTTTATAGTACAGATTATGTAGTTTCAAAATTACAATATTATCCAAAGACTCTTAAGGTATAAAATAAAAAACCCCTCATACGAGGGGTTTGTTTTTATTGTTCTAAACTAAACTTTACTTTTTTTAATTCAGGTGGTAATAGTTCATCCAATGGTTCCAGACAATTGACACAATATGGTATATTAATTGGTACCAACGCATCTTTATCTGTACCGGCTAGAATTTTGCTTACTTTTCTAAACATAACACCGTTTTGAAAAACAGCGCCTTGACATTCAGTACATTGTACCGATTGTGTATCTTTCAATCCAAAATTAACATTTGGGGTTTGATTCATTCCTTGTATTTTGTTGTTAAACATAATTTATATTCCTTTTCTTTTTTTATAATTTTCTAACGCTGCATTAAGTGCCTCAGAGGCTAAAACTGAACAATGAATTTTTACAGGCGGTAAGCCGCCTAGTGCTTCTACTATATTATCATTACTAAAGTTTTTTTCAAGTTCATCTATAGTTCTGCCTTTTATTAATTCAGTTGCCATAGATGAAGCGGCAATTGCGCTGCCACAACCAAAAGTCTTAAATCTAGCGTCTGTAACTGTTCCTGTAACATCATCTATTTTAAGACTAATTTTCATAATATCACCACACGCAGCTGCACCTACTTCACCAACTGCATCGGCATCTTTAATATCACCCATATTTCGAGGGTTAATAAAATGATCCATTACTGTTTCATTATATAATGTATAGGATTCACTCATAGTCCAATTTGTTTTAGATCATTAAGTACCATTTTTTCCACAAGTTGTTCAAATGATGTTTCTGGTTTCCATTTCAATTCGTTTCTGGCTTTGGTACTATCACCCAATAATAAGTCTACTTCGGCTGGTCTATAGAATTTAGGATTGATTTTAACCAAGACAGAAGATACCGGTTCATATTTGATAACATCTTTCGTAGTAATACTAAACTCGGCTGATTCAGCCTCTCCATGCCATTCACCATCAATATCAGCTGCTTTAAAAGCATACCAAACAAATTCCGCAATAGTATGTGTTTCATTGCTAGATAGTACATATTCATTAGGATACGTTTGATTTAACATTTTCCAAATACCATCTACAAAGTCTTCGGCATCACTCCAATCTCTCTTAGCTTTAACGTTACCCAATTCAATTGGCATAAAACTTTTACCTTCAGATATTGCTTTTTTGATTCTAGCTACCCCCTTGGTAATCTTGCGGGTAACAAATTCTTCACCTCTTCTAGTACCTTCGTGATTAAACAACAATCCTTGTACTGCATACAAATTATAGGATTCTCTGTATACTTTAACCA